ACTTACATTATTTGTTATTGTAGTAAATGCTGTTATATTTGCTCCATCTACTATTTTATAAGTAGCCCAACAATATCCATCATCCCTCATTTCATAAGTCCATTTATGCCATCTTTGGTCACGTTGTATTTTTCCTATTGTGGATTTATCTTGATATGCGATTTCTACTTTTTTCAATACATCAATATCATTTTCATCATACTCATAGATAAACTCTGGCATAGTATAAAATCTAAATTTCACTGTGCCTAGAGGTTTTCCTTGTGCATCTACATCTGCAAGCATACAAAGTAATACTCTTTTCCCTATTGTACAGTCCATAAATGCTTTTCCGAATTTGTTCCAAAACTTTGTATCTCTTAGGATATGCTCTATGCACCCTCTCTTTGTGTCTATTGCATCTCTATTTGCATTATCGTCATAACTACTTAATACTAAAGTAGGTGGAACTGATGTCATGAATCTTCCTTGTTTTTTCAGTAACTTTTTAGTTAAGTTTCGTATTTCTCTAGTTGGAGTATAGTCCCTATTACTTGCTGCCCATAATTGGCCAGTACTATCAGTTAAATCATCTTCTCCTGTCCATTTTCTACCTTCATAAAATTCATAATAGTCCTGAACTTCAGGTAATTCTTTTCTAAACTCTAAATCATTGGCAAATAGTCCAAGTAAACTATTTTTAAAATCTCTATAATCACTCAATTTAATATTCTCCTTCCTTTTCAAGTATTGCTATCTCTCTATCTAATGTTCCATTTATAATTGAATCTGTCATAACAGCATATCTAATCTTATCCATTGCATGGTCATCTATCTTTATAACTTCTTCTACGCCTTTATCCAGCTTGTCACTATCCCATGCGTATGTTGTAAACTCTTCAATGTCTTTTGTGCAGCTTGGGTCAAGTGTAAATTTCCTTTCATTAAGTAAAAAAGATACAACTTGTATCCCTAAGTCTACTCTATTCTTTGCTGGTAATATATCTATCCCATGTCGAGCAAAGTATGGGTCTTTTCTTAATTCCACCATCATTGGAGCAGCTGAAGGGTCAAGTGTAATGTATTCTGGTATTACTAAATTATCTGCTAGAAATTGTTTTAAATCATCTGCATATTCTTTCGTAGTCTTTTGTCCTTCATCTCTACCACTATGATAATAACTTGCTAGTTGATGGTATCTACGTTCTGGAGCATAATATCCAAATATTCCAAATGTAGTAGCATTTTGAATACCAAAATCTCCTGCTACGAATATTCTAGTCCAGTTTCTTTTTACTGTGACTGCATGTATGTCTGGGTTAAACATTGGATATACTATTCCATCTGCAGCTACCCATAAGCCTAATATATATCGTTTGTAGAATACTCCAGTGTATAATGCTTTATATCTGTTCTTTACTTCTTCACTTAATGACGGATTATCATCCATTGTGAAATGTAAGTATAGTACTTTTTTCTCTGTGACTTTATTTATCCACTCTTTTTTAAACCAGTGAAATGGAGAGTTAGGGTTGCAACTAAACCAAAACTTAGCACCTTGAACAGAACATCTAGCTGTTGCTTGATTAACGAATGATTGTGGCATCAATGCAACTTCATCAAAGAATACTCCTGCTAATGTTATCCCTTGTATTAAATCTTGTGAACTCTCATCTTTACCACCGAATATATAATAGTAGTTAGTTGTCTTTTTCTTTGTTACTGAATCTGTAGCTCCTATACATATACAGCCTTCATTTCTTGCATCTTCTATAATATATCCTGTTGATTTTAGCATCTGTTTTAAAGGACCAATTACATTACGTCTAAGGCCTCCGACTGTTTTCCCACATAGTGCAAAGTTTTTTCCGTCAAATGTATTCATACTCCAAAGTACAAATGATAGTGCTTCAGATACTGTCTTTCCACTTCTTACAGCTCCATCACATATAATAGCATCAAAATCTTTATATCTACTTCCTGGTGTCCACCAACTCATTACGATACTTTGTTTTTGACTAAAAGGTACAAAGTCAAATGGTACTATTCTATCCTTTAATTTTGGCATTATTCCTCACCTATTCCTGAATTAACAACTGCCATGCCTAATGCTTTCATTAAGCCTGTTGTATCTACTGTTAAGTTATCATCTTCTCCTAATAGTTTTCTTTGTAACTCATATTTACCTTTATCAATTTCTAGTTTTTGAGTTTTTATGTCAAGTTCCATTTGAACTTCCTTACTTAATAGGCCCGATGTAAATTGTTGACCTTGTTGTGCTTTACTTATCACGTCAGCTAATTGATTAAGTCTATATACATCTAGCTTTCCTGTTTTGCCATTCATAAGCCCTTCTCCAGTATTGAGCATATGAACTGCTTTATTGTATAATCCTTGCCATAAAGCATGATATTGCATGTTAATATCTACTCCTGCCTCTAGATATACATCATAGGTCTGCTTATCTATATCGTCTTTTAAAGCAGCTACAATCCTATCTTTTTCATCTTTCCATTTTTCTTTACTAGATAGACATCTTATAGTTTGATAACTAATATTGAATTCCTTTGCTAAATCTTGTAAACTTACATCTTCATAAATATACTTATTCTTTATGATTTTATTTCTTTGTGCTACTGACATTTTTATTCCATTTACAGTGCATATACTATTCCAGTTACTTTTCTTTGCTGTCATTTTTACCTCCTTTAAAGTATATTTTGATTTTACTTTATTAAATAAACCGACAAAAGTGTTTTCCTAGGGGATTTTTGACACCTGTCTTTATTTAATTAACTAAATCTTAATTTCACTTTATTTCCTTATATTTGATGGGGTATTTCTATACCCTTTTGAGCCATTAAAGCTGTTGAGTTTTGTCTTCAATTTGTCTGAATATCCTTTATCGTGACTTAATCGCAGTAAGCTAATAATAAAATACTTATTAACATTGTGTGGGACCTTGCTTTTTCTAATACAATCACATAAGTATTCTGCTTGTTTTAATGTTCCTATATGAGTATGACCACACTTCCATTCTTTATTGGTATTATAAACTATATATCTCTTCTCTTTACTTGAGTATATTATTACTAACGGTTTTACTTCCTTAACTACTTGTGACATTCACTCTGGCTCCTCTCTTGTTTTTACTTATATTATATTTAATTAACCTTGTTTTGTTTATATATGTGTTATCAACATTTATCTTTAGATATTTATCTTTAATGGTTTTATTGTTATTACTGTGTATATACTTTAGATACAAGTTGTAAACATTTTATATACATTTCTCCACCCCAAATTTTGCAATAATAAAAGAGTAGATATTTTCTACCTACTCTTTATATACTTGATTTATATTATTTTTAATTATATTTCTATTAGTCTTACTGTTGCATTTTTGATTCTATTTTTAGCTATATTAAAATAATTTTCATCTAATTCAATTCCTATAAATTTTCTATTAGTATTCATACAAGCTACACCAGTACTACCACTCCCCATGCAATTATCTAAAACTACCATTTCTTCATCTGTATAAGTTTTTATAAGGTATTCTAATAAAGCTACTGGTTTTTGTGTGGGATGTAATCCAGTTTCTCTATTAAATTTTAATATACTAGTAGGATTTCTTGTTCCATGATTAATGGTTTGTGTTTTAATAACATTATTTGTAACATCTCCGCTTGTTCCTTTTCCGCTTATATAAGATTTCCCCTTTGTCATTTGAGGATTATATATTCTAAAAAACTCTGAATCATATTTTTCTTTTAAAACATCATAATTTGGAACAGTTTGAAGGTTATAAAACTCTATTAATTTTTCATAATTAGTTTTAGTAGGCAGACTCCATTGACTACTATTAAATCTAAAACAATGGTCTAATCCTTGCCCTAAGTCTTTTATTACTTCCGTCTTTCTTTTATTTATTTTTGCTAGTATATCTTTAAAAATATTTCTTAACTCAATAAATTCATCAACTCCATAATTATTTGGTTTTCTAAAAACACATATGTCTTCGTGTATTTTCAAAGGCATTTTATTAGCTAATAAAAAATTTGTACCCTGTTCTTTCTCCCATATAAGGGAATAAGAAAACCAATTTTTATTTGACAATATTAGTTCACTTGTAAATGGCTGAGAACCAAATAAAATAATATTTCCACTTGTTTTAATTATTCTCTTATATATTTCCCATAATTTTTCAAAAGGTATAAGTACGTCCCACTTACAAGAAGTTGTATTATAAGGTAAATCACATAATATCATATCTATAGATTTATCTGGTATTTCTTTCATAACTTCTAAACAGTCCCCTTGGTATAATTCATATTTGTTAGTTTTTATTTCCATTTAATCTCTCTCCCTTATTGTTTTTTACTCTATTGGCTCTAATAAATTTTCATACCATGTCCATCCTAGTCCACCTCTTACTTTATATTCTGGCATTAAAGGATTTATCCATAAAGATTTTGGTACTATATACCATACAATTACTATTTCACCTCCACATTCTATCATCTCAGATGTTATATCATGTCCTAAGTATCTTAATTCCTTTAACTCTTTTGCTGATTTAATTCTTACTTGGTCACCTATATTATATTTAGTCATCTTTTATTCCTCCTCATCTAAAAATATTATAACGCCTTCTGATATTAATTGGGGTATTGTTCTTACACATTGTCTTAATATACAGTGTTTACAACATATATGGTTATTATATTCACATAATACATCTGCACAACATATTGTATTTTCACCCCATAACTTTTCGTTATATACTATTGCATATTCTCCTTGTAGGTTAATAAGCATTTTATTCACCACCTCTTTATATTAGTCATATAAGTTAAGTTTGCTACATAGTTCTTCTGATAGTGGTATCACTCTTATTTCTTTTGCATCTACATCATACTCTACAGTAAACAATGTTTCTTCAGTTACTCCTAACATATTTCTGATATCTTTTGGTATAGTAATACGTCCTAATTTATCTATATTTCTTATATTCGCTATTCTTCTTCTACTCATATTTGTCCTCCTTAAAACATATTAATTCTATTAGTACTTCTAATATTAATATTACTAGAAGTACTATTATTACCCTTAGCATCTGCTTAACCCCTCTTGTAGCTCTTTGAATGTCATTGTTGGGTTTATAGTTGCTATTATTCTAAGTAATGTGATATTATCCATAATTACACCTCCTTATTTGACTCTAATAATATTCTTGGGTCTATTTCTCCAATGTCTTTTTTAAGTACTATTCTTAATGGCAGTATTTCATGTGCATTATAGATATATTTACAGGTTTGTATCTCTTTTGTATCATGTACACCTAACACTTTTAGAATGATGTTTTGTGTAAGACAGTTGTCTATTTTATGACGCTGTGGAGTTGTAAATATACAACCTAAATTTATTAGCTCGCCATAGACTTGATATTTACTTGTTATTTCTCTTGATATTCTTTTGTTTTGAGAAATAATATAAAAAGGTATTCCCTCAATATTATATGCCATATCTTATTCACCCCTAATTATATATTCTGTTGAGTTCTATTTATAGTTGAAACTCAGTAGCAACTTATATATTATATACAATTTTTACTATTTATTGTTAACTGGATTTGTTTCTAATATTAAACGACTTCCACCGCATTGTTTATGATAAAAGTAATGATGTAATACATTGTTGATATAACTTTTACTTGATTCAATTATAGCATTGCACTCTTTACATACAAATTTACAAGGTCTTTACATACAAGTTTACAAGGTACTTTTTCTTTAGGTTGTTCTTCAGTTTTAGTTGAGTTTGCAATTCCTAAATATTCAAATCCAAGGTCTGTGATAATATAAGTATAAGTTTTTTCCACTATACCTTTTCTATATCCACCAGGTACTATAAAATCCATATTTTCTTTTTCCACAAGTCCTAATTCTTCAAGTTTATTGAAAGTTCTATCAAACCAGTTTGGAGCAACTATTTTAGTAACAGCTGTCATATTACAATGGATATCTGATACAGTTACTTTTTTATCACCATTACGTTGTTCTATTTTTAATAAACCTTTTAATACCTGTTCTTGCTTTTGAGTTAATTTAATTTCTTTTTTCATTTTTTCTTATCTCCTTTTATTTTTATAGTGAGGTTTTTAGGGATAACCTCCAACCCTAGAATTTTTTATTGACCTATATATTCGCATCTTTTATATACTGTATTTGGTTGCCATTTTCTTCCGTCTGATGTACAATAAACTACTTTATGACTTCTTGAATATTCATATAATCTTCCTAATGTAAATTCTTCTCCTGTTTTTATATCTCTTACTCTTGCACCTGTTTTTATTCTTGGGTCATGTTCTACTTCTACTAATTTGTTGTATTCTTTTGTATCCATGAATTGATTTTCTACTCTAAATGTCATTGTTATTATTCCATCTTGTTCAGCTTTTGCTATACATCTTCCAAAGTACATTCCTTTTTCTTCTAAGTTATGTATTTGTTCTCTTATTTCTTTTTTATTTAATCCTTCTAATACTATTTGTTTCTTCATTTTTCTTATCCCCTTTTCTTATTTTTTATTATACTTAAATTATATACAAAAGTATGTAATAAGTCAAGTGAGTTTAATAAATTTATTTAAAAAATTTTAAATAGAAAAAAAATACTTCCTATTATAGGAAGTATTAACTATTATATATCATGTTTTGAATTATCATCTAATTCGTGTTGGTAACAATATTTATGGACTACTACAGCACCTGATACAATATGTCCGTCACTATCTTGTACTGGATAGTCATTTAGGGTAATGCCTTCTCCATTATGTACTTGATGTCCACATATTGCACATTCTATATCTACTGCTTCTTGTTGTGTATTTTGTTGTGTTGATTGATTATCTTGTTTATGTTCATATTCATTTTTACTACCTGAACTATCTTTAACTTTGTCTGTGCCTTTTGTAGATTTTTTACTTGGTTGTTGATTATTTATTCTAATATTGTTTTGTTTATGTTCTGCAGGTTGCTCAGAGTCTAATTTATTATGCTGAGGTGTAGTTGCCTTTGGTTTATCTACTTCTGTATCTTCTCGCTGTTGTTCTTCTTGAAAATAACCACCTTGTTCATAATCACTTACAGTTGACTCCCCTGCTTTTGTACAACCTGTTAAGGTCATTGATACTCCTAATATAATCGCTATTACTAATTCACTCATTACTTTCACTCCTTTATAATATATTTAAAGGGCATTTATTGACCGCCCCCAAGTCATTTTTAGTGATTTAATATTATTTATTACTATTATTTACATTTATTTAATTTTTATACATCTTATTTTAATAGTTCATATATTTCATCATCATCTAATATATCTAATGCTAATTGAGTTAACATATACACAACATAATTATTATTTAAGTCAGCATATGCATCATGCATGTCAGATATTTCTTCTTTTGCTTTTTCTGGAACTTCTTTTATATAATGTTTTTCAAGAGTGCATATATCTTTTATTGCATCATGCACTTTTAATAATTTAAGAAAAGCATTTATTTGACATTGTTCTAATGCTTTATCGTGTAGATATGATTCTATTTGACTGACATTTAGAGTCATTACTGTTTCTAGTACTTCTTTAGGGCCTTTTTCAAGTATTATATCAATCTTTTCTTCTGCCATTTCTATAGCAGCTTCACTTTGTTCTTGAGTTAATCCTATTTCTATCATTATATTACCTCCAATTTTTTTTTATTTTGTATATATTATATACTTTTCTATATAATTAATGTTAACTTATTTATGTGAACTTTTTAATTGACGTTCAATGAGCCATAATACACAATAATTAGCAAGGTCTAATATTGTATCATCTAGACTTTCATCTTTTACTTCGCCACATTCACCTTTATCTGAAAGTGATAATATTCTATTGTATTTGTCAGTTATTCTAGTTAAGAATGACACATCACCGAATTTATTATATGTGTCTCCTACTGAATCACCATAATCACTGTTTTTAGCTCTATAAGTTTCACACATAGTGTTTATTATATTATTATATATTTCCACTTTATCCATATATTAATCCTCCACTACTTCCTTTTTAGTAATAATTTTGCTACAGATATTTTATTTACCCCCTTCTTTTTTAGTTAAGTGATAGCAGCCTAATGCTGTACCACCAAATATAATTCCACTAACTGGAAGACTAAATCCTGCTATTGCAAGCATAGCAGCCACACCTGTTAATGTAATAACATTTGCACCTGTTGTACTTATTTGTTTATTTTTCATTTTACTGCCTCCTTATATCTTGCACATTCCTTATTACCTTCTGGACAATATCCTAATTTGACACATTGTGGTACTAGATATGGTTTATAGCGTGGTTCTACTTCTACGACCTGTTTAACCATTTCTTTTATTATTGTTCTAATTGGAAGTTCTGCTCTAGTACATAATCTTACATTTGCTAAATGAATTAAACATTCTATATTTACTGCTATGTTGCATTCTGTTGCTATACCTATTGGAATAACTGTTCTTGCTATTTCGTTAGCCTGTTCATTTGTGTGACCGTTGTTTTTCATATTATTTTGAAAATAATCGTAATTAGCTTGTACCTGTGCTTCGTAATTGTGTAAAGAATTTACTAAATATACATCTTTTGCTATCTCTGGAGCTGCGTATAAACTTACTTTTCCATCTTTGTTACAATATCTTAATGATTGGACATTTGTAACAAATCCTATATTATGTCTAACTAGTTGGTCAACAGCTGAACGTGGTACATTTTTTAATTCAAATACAAAATGTAAATGTCTACTACCACTAAAATGTCCACTCTTTAAGCAATGTAATCCTACAGCTTCAGCTTTTTCTTTTGGAGTATTATAGCAAACTGCTGCAAACTCACCGTGTTTTTTAATAAAACTTTTTACATCTTCGCCATTAACTAGTTTTACTTTAAAATCATCTAATGTAAACATTAATTTACACCTCCTGTTGCAATATATTCTAATACTGTTTTCACCTTTTGAATTTTTTCTGTATATTCTTCATAGGCAGGGCTAGATTCATCCCATTTATCTCTACTATCATATAATTGGCATAAACGTAATACTAAATCGAATGGAACATCTTTATACACTCTTGGTGTTTTATCTTCTCCTACTCCCATATTATTTAACCTCCTTAACTGGTAATTCTTTTATTATTGCAACTGCATTGTCTATTGCTTTTAATACAGTATCTAGTTCTTTTAATTCTGTCTTAGCTATTTCTCTTTTTAATACCCCTTTTCTAGCTTGTTCTAATGTTCTATAATATCCTATGTCTTGCCATGTTGGGGTTCCTACTTTTGATATATAGTGTCTTCTTAGAATGTAAGTACCTATAGAGTCAACTAATATTTCATACTCTTTATTTATTTTCATTGTTGAATTCCTCCTTTATACTCCAATCGTCTGGAACTTCGTCTAGAGTGCAACCCCCTAATATTTTATATATAGGACAGTTTCCAAATTCTCGCATATTATCACATTCCTTACTTGATATAGATGCACAAGTTTCTTGAATTACTTTAAGTGCTTTTACTAATTCAACAAGATTGATATCCATTTTATACTACCTCCTTATTTATTACTGTTATATGTTATATACAAATCATGCTAGTTTATGTTAACTAGCATGATTTTAATTAGTTATTAGATAAAATATTTAATATGCAGCATTGAAGTCCTATCTCAGGTGAATATCGTCCACTTTTTACTCCATTGTCATATTGTTGAATAAATCTAAGTGCAGCAAGTAAACCACCTGGACTTATTTTGACATTATTTAATATTTTCTTTATCTGCCAATACGGAAGTCCAGTTTTCTTTGTAATGTCTTGTTGACCCTTATGTCCTATCACTAATATTGCTTTTGATATATTTTGATATAATAGTGATAATATACCTAATGGACTTTGATTTTGCTCAAGCAATAAATCCATCACATGTATAGCTTTCATGTCGTGTTTAAGAACTAAATCTATAAAATCAAATACAGTATAATCATATTTTGGTGGCATCATATCAAGTAATGTATCTATTGAGAACGTCTTATAAACTCCTGCCGCGTATAATCTATTGTACTTGTCTATTTCATTTAAAATAGTTGTAAAGTCGTTATTACAGGCGCTAACAAAGTATTTCAAAGTATCTTTATTATCTGTGAGGTTATAATGTTGTATCTGGTGTATAAGTTGGGTAGGAGTTAATTTGTTAAATTCTACAGCATAATCTTTTAATGTCTTATACCAAGCACTTTTCTTATTTACCTTTGTTATTTGTAATATTAATGTACCTAATTTGGATTTCTCCAGTTGTTTAATATTCTCTTCTAGATGTTTATTATTTAGAAAATCTAAATCATCTCTCACTACATATATCTCTTTTAAACCATTATTAAATCCAAATCCTTTTATGGTCAATTTACTTAATACTTCACTTACAGTATCAACTCTTTTATATTCACCGAATTGTTTTAAATAGACATTTTGAAGGCCTATCTCTTCACCTACAAATATATAAAAGTTACCAGGGGTTCCTGCTCTTAATTGTTTATTCAGTTCTACTAACTCCATACTATCTCTTCCCCTTTCTTTTAGCTGCACGTTGCTTAGATTTTTCTGCTTTTTCTTTTGCTTCATGTTCTTTTTTCTTTCGTTCTATTACTGCTAACATATGTTTGACAAATACATCGACATATATTTTTCTATATTTCTTAGGCAGAGTAATTTGAAAATCATATCTCAGAATAGCACTTAAAGTATCATATCTTTTATTTGCAAATATCTCTATCCACTTTGAAGTACTTTGCCAATCAAAGCACATTTCACAACTTCTTGCACAATCTAAAGCTGATTGTTTTATATCTGATTCTGTTTTTGGTATATACATTATTTAAATTCACCTCTTCTTAATCTACAATCTAATACCCATACATCAAATGCCATTTCTTTATTAGCTCCATTCACTTTTAGCATACTTAATGCATTTAAAGTGCATCTAATAATATACTTAGCTTGTTCATCTTCTATATGCTGTCTACATACAAATAGTAATATATTAAAAAACATATCTATTGGAAAGCCTTCACCTTTACTCATGAAATCTAATCTGGTCTTAATTTTGAACGCATTCCCTGTTGTAACTCGCATTATATTGTTATACACCATTTCTGCATAATTATAACAATCCCTATATCCTACTTCTTGATATAATTTTACATCTCCAGGTGTTGCTGATATTTGACATATATTTGAAATATCTTCATTATTTTCCATTCCTAAATGCTCAATTGCAAATTGTTTTAAATCGTTATATGAGTATCTATCTATTTCAAATAGTGTACCTCTAGATAGGATTGTATCAAGTGCGGTATTTATATCTCTTATTTCTATTGCTATATAACAATTCTTTGGAGGTTCTTCAGTTATCTTTAAAAGCGCATTTTTAGCACCTATTGACATTGAATCGCCATCAGTAATAGCAAATAGTGTAGGTTGTTCAAGTGCTACTGAGTCTTGAATAAAGTCTCTTATATTATCTACTTTTGTTCCTATATATTGGATTCTCATATTTTGCTTTTCTGCTAATTTCTTTATTAATAAAGATTTACCAGCACCTTTCGGTGCTGATATTATGGATAACTGGGGAAGTCTATCTAACTTCTCAATTCGTTCTAAACAATCTTTCATACCTAATATTCGCATACTTGCAGCAACTCACTTTCTATTAGAATTTTAGGATTATGTTCATATCTGATTTTATAGTATAAATTAGTATAAGTATCTAGAATAGATAATAAATTACCAGATGTACATTGAGATATAATAAAACCAACTTGTGCTTTACAACTTTCAGGTAAACTATAATAGCCGCTCATATTATACTTAATAATTTCAAGTAAAGTCTTGATAGAATCCTTCACAAATAATTTTAAGTCTTTACCTTCTAAAAATATTGAATCTATTGATGCAAGCATACTTTGAGGGTCTTTTCTAACTATACTGTCGAATATCTCAACAATATATGCAGTAGATGTAAAACCTAAGCATTTTATTGTGGCTGGTAATGTTATATTATGAGTAAATCCTAATACTGTATCTAGTTTTGTAATACTATCTCTCATTCCACCTTCTGCTAATTGTGCAATATAAATTAATGCTTCGTCTTGATATTCTATTGATTTACCCTCTTTATTCTCTTGTTCAATTATATATTTAAGTCTATCAAATATTTGTTCAGTTGGTATTCTTTGGAAATCGAATCTTTGTACTCTTGACAGTATAGTTCCTGGTATCTTTTGTGGGTCTGTGGTACATAATATAAATATAGTTCCTTTTGGAGGTTCTTCTAATATTTTTAATAAGGCATTAAATGCTCCTATTGATAACATGTGAACTTCGTCTATAATGAATACTTTGTATGTTCCATCGAGTGATTTCATTTTACAGTTATCAATTAAGTTTCTAATATTATCAACGCCATTATTAGATGCTCCATCTATTTCTACTATTCGACCTTTACCTCTATTTATTTCATTTGCAAATATTCTAGCTGATGTTGTTTTTCCAGTTCCTGCACTCCCACAAAATAGATAAGATTGCTTGAATTCATTCATATCTATTTGATTTTGAAGTACTATTTTTACATTATCTTGACATACCATGTCATCAAATGTTTTCGGTCTATATTTTGTTGCTAAGTTCATTATTCCTCTCCCCCTTTTGATTCTGTAATATAAGTTGCTACCATATCAGCCATATGAAGTAGAAATGCTAATTTATTTTCTTCGAATACATCATATAAATCATGTATACTAGCTAATACACTAGTATCATATGCTCCCATATGCCAGAATATAGCCTCTTTTTCATAATCTTCAAGTGTTATAAAGTCTTGTAAAATACTTAATGATTTAGTCCCATGTCCTAGTTTAAGTGGTTCATTTTTCTTATATCCAAGTTGTTGTTCCCATTTGCCTGTTTTACTTCTTTGTGGAGGAACATTTACCATTGTTTCTTCATAAGTATTTATCTTGCAAAAGTCATGAGCTAATGCTACTATTATTATGCTTTCTTTTGGTATTCCTTCAACTTCATAAAATTTAACTAATTCTCTTAACTCATATACTACATTAAGAGTATGATAGACCAATCCGCCTGGATAACTTCCATGAAATCTCGTACTCGCAGGTGCTGAATAAAAATCAGTACCTTCTAACCAATCTAATAATTTATCAACTCCAGGTCTTTTTACCTGTTTCATGATATTAATGAATTGTTCTCTATTTGACATTCTAGACATCTCGTCCCTCCTTTAATTCTAAATATTCTTTGTAGTCGTCTATTGGTATTACTACACATTGGTCAATTATGTTTTGAGTACCAAAATCAAATATTAATGCCCAATGGTTTTTACCCATTTCTATACATTCTTTTATAAGGTTTAATATCCATTCTTTTTTAATATTATGTGATACACTTTGTTTTGTTCTTGTTTTACATTCAATTATAGTATCTTCTAATAGAATGTCTCCTTTCTTATAACTAGCACCACTATTAATTGTTAATTTTCCATTTAAGTAGTTTGCTATCTTCTGCTCTTGAATGCTACTGTAATGTCTTGTTGGTTTATTTTTCATTTATATTACCTCCTTGTAACTGTTATATACATTTTATAGTAATTTATGTTAACTGTTCTCTACATTTTTGCTTAAATTTACTCACTGTATTAGAGACATGACTTCTAGTTACTCCTAATTCAGCTGCTATATCAACTGGTCTAGTACCATCTAGATATTTTAATAGTATTAATCGTTTAGTGCCTGTATAATTATTTTCTATTAACTGTCTTGCATTTTCTTCTAGATTTTTCAGCATAAAATCTCTTAAAGTATTATCTGAAGATTTCAGTTTCTCAAGTAACACGACATTATCTGTATCAGTTATAACTTTATCTAAACTTGATAGTGACCATGTACCTTGACCTGTCTCATATTTTGATGCATATAGTTTCAATTTACTTAATGCACTTAATATTTGCCAATAGCAATGAGTTAAAAATTTTGTATTCTTTGATGCGTCATAAGTTTCTATAGCTTTCATAACTCCAATCCATGCTGTTTGAAATGAATCCTGTGGTATTTGCTTTGCGCCATGTGTTCTCAATATACTCCATATAAAAGCATCTAATTCTGGTGCTAGTTTGTCTAAGAGAAGACGTTTCTCAACGCCTTCAGATTGTTGTATTTGTATAACAAGTTCTTGAATAAGTTCTGCATTATTTACATTCATTGTACATCACCTTTACCAATCTATCGTGAAGTTGAGTTTTGAATAATTCATCAGTTCTTAATTTCTCAAGTAATCTTTCTTTACCTTGGAATTTTATATCGTTATTTTCTATGTCTTTTGCTATATCTCCGTTTTCATCTATATAGTAATACCAACTACCACCTTGTCTTAATATATCGTATTGTAAAGCTACTGTAATCGTATCAGCTAATGTATCTATACCTGTTGTATAATTTAATGTATAATAACCTATGCGTCTATCTGGTTTGCATACTTTAGTTTTTGATATTTCAATAGCTACTTTATTTCCTGCTGGATTTTCTGCACGACTTGTTAATTCTTTATTGTTCATATCAAGTAAGGTGTCTTTCCTAAATCTTAATCTTAAGCTGCAAGCATGTTTCCACATTTTCCCACCTGGAGTTGAAGTTGTGTTATACATACTACTCAAGTCTTCTCGTATTTGATTTATGCCTATAAATGCACATTGGTTTTGGACTAAATGAGGTGTGACTTTACTGCAAAACATAGTCAATGCTTGAGATATTCCACCATAAGATTTTTTCTCAAGAGATTCATCAAATATATTTTGAGATACTAACATAGGTATTGAATCTAATACACAAAGACCTACATCTCCAGTTGACACTAAATCTATTGCTATCTGTAGAATTTCTTCTGCAGTCTGTTCCTGTGGTCTTACTAAAATCATTGATTCAGTATCAACTCCAAGTAACTGCGCCCATTTCACATCTAGTGTCTGTTCTGCATCTATATATACAACTACTTTTGGACCTTTTTCTTTTAACCTATTAACTTCTTCTATTAGTTTTGCTATCTTCTTTTTATTTTCTTTGGACTCACTAGATTCCAGTTCTGTTATTTGATTATTTAGTGAATCTAATTTTTCTTTATACACTTTATTAAATTGCTTTTGTGCATTGGCACATATATCTAATGCTGATGTGGTTTTTCCTCCACCTTCTCCACCATAGAATTCTGTAATTTTTCCAACTGGAATTCCTCCATAAGTCATCCAATTAGCAGTTGGTGAACTGAATGGTATTTTATCAACTTCTATTATGTCTGTTCCAATATTGATTATGTTTGCTTTAAATTTTTTGTTAAGTTCTGCCATTTTTAAGTCTATACTTCGCATACAAATGCCTCCTTTATAGTTATATATGTTATATATAAAAAACCCTTGCAACTGTTAAGTTACAAGGGTCGAAACTTTATTGACCTGTTGAGCCATAACCTCCTCTATTTTCATTTCCTAATGTATTTACTTCTTCAAAATCTACATTAGGATTTGATTTTTGTATTGTCATTTGAACTAATCTGTCATGGACTTTTAGGCTTCCTGGACGTGTAGCATAAAATACTGCAATCCATTCGTCTTCATCTCCACAATATGAAGAATCAATTAAACCTACACTATTAGTTAATATTAAGCCTTTCTTAGCAAATGTACTACTTCTAGGTATAATATGCGCTTCATATCCCTTTCCTAACTCCATAGCAAATCCTAAGCTACATATTAATACGTCACCTTTTCTATATTGTACTGTTGCATATGATGTTTCTTCTATATGGTCAAATACATTTGCATTGAAGGTTGTTCTTTCTAATGTATACCCTGATACTTTTGATATTTTATTTACATAACAATCATACCAATTACCTTCTTGTTTAGCAGGTACTTTTGCACTTGGTCTCATTTTCTTCAATCTAACTTTTTTATTCGCCATCTTAAACCTCCTATCTATCTTTAGTATTTAAATCTCTGAAATTTATAATTAGATTTAATCCACTATCCACTTCAAAAGGAATATCATGGTCATTTAAATATTTAGTTAAGTCAACTAACTTTGGAGTATATTCGTATTTGAAAAAATTGCTATCATTGATTTCGACTAATTGAGCGTCTATCCCCTGTGTAGCGCCTTTTCTATAAATAAAGTCTAAAGCATCCATTCTGTTACTAAATGTATTATCTTCGTAATTATTTTCTGATATTTTAATTCTAACTGTGTATTTCATTATTCATCATTCTCCTTTTTATTTATTTTTTATACCCTCCAAAATTTCATTAATTGTAATAATGTTAAACCATGATTTGTTTTTTCTATATAGTTAATTATTGCGTTCATATATTTCACCTCCTAAAATAAAGTTTTTTGTTTATCATTTATTTTATTTTGATTTTGTTCATACATTGGATTTTCTAATCGTGTATACGATATAGTAAAATACTTTTCATCTAATTCAATTCCGATAAATCTGCGATTTGTATTTAGACATGCAACTCCAGTACTTCCGGAACCCATAAAACTGTCTAATACTATATCATTCTCATCTGTCAATTCATAAATTAAATCCTCTAATAACCCAACAGGTTTTTCACAACTATGTTTTAATTTTTGAGGTGGTATCCTTCTATAAGTTAATATGTTTGATTTGTTTTTCGATTTTGTTGTTATATTAGTTTTACAACATAATAATATAAGCTCATAATTTGGTCTATAATTGTTTCCCATTCCAAACCAATCTTTATTCCATACCAATATATTTTTTATAGTAAATTTTTTCTCTAATTCGATTTTAAATTTATCTATATTTTGCCATGCACAAAATATAATTGCTGTATTTTTAGTTAAGGCATATATCTGATTTACAAATTTAGGTAACCAACATAAATTATTATCATTTATAACTTTTGTGTTTTTAAATTTTCCATTCTCTCTTTGAGGTGTTAAATCAATCCCATAAGGTGGGTCGGTTAATATCATATCAACTTTAACATCAGCTTTAATCAGCTCATCCATTACTTCCAGACAATCTCCCTGATATAATTTATAACTATCTTTAATTACTTCCATTCAATCACCTCCTATCTAAATATATTTGTTCTAGTTATTTCTAATTCTGCAGTTTTCCAACTTTGTACTTTTTTTAGACTTGAATGTAACATCGTTGCTATTTCTATTTTGTTTTCACATTCTTTGTAAGCTCTTAGCATTATATCCTCAATGAACTGTTCATTCATAGCTGCATTTTGAGCTATTGATGTTTTCTTTGATACTGTGCCATGTTCTTGTTCTACATAACTATCATTAAATACTTGTTTTCTTTGCATTTTAGCAGCATCCGACTTTACTCCTAATTCAGTTATCTTTCCAGTTAAATCATATAACAAAACTGGAATTAGGGATACATAATAATTAAGTTGTTCAGGAGATATTTCATCCCCTGAATTTAACAACTCTTTAACTTCTTTTATACATTCATCTAATTGATTAGTGAATTTATTAGTTATGCTATTTACAGTTGATATTATATCCTCTGTTTCTGAATTAAATTTTTCAATTAATTGTAAGCGCATTCTCTTCCACCCCATCGTAAAGTATACATAAGACTTGATAATTTAGAATCAAATGATACTTTATCCACAACACAATTTGTTCTTTTATATTCTAAAGGTATTTCTATTATTAATTCATGTTTTTCACAATCATTAAGGGATATTGATTTTTTACATCTAATATCTAAAAATTCTCTACATACTACAGCAGGTATAAAGAACGCTCTTGCAGATTCTCTATATTGGACACATAGACCTCCTAATATTCCATCTATTTTTCCTAATTCAACTAATGAATCTATTTGTCTTCTTGTTGTGTCCATATCTACATATATTGAAGTACCTTTTATACTCTTTAATTCAAATAAATATTGGTATGGATATTTATAATAAATGAAATCACATGGATTTCTAACTCCTGCAAATCCATTAGTAGTGTCATATAATCTTATACAGCTTAACCCCATACTTTTTTTAAAATTTTCTTCCCATCTTTTACCTTCGGTCATATTATTCACCATCTTTTCTGCATTGATTTTGATACTTACAGTATTTACATTTATCTAACTCTCGTGGAGGTACTTCTTGATTTTCTATAAATGTATTAACACAATCTATTATACTTTGTACCCTTGTTTTCATTAAATCTGTTATCTCAACTAGATATCCCTTTTTAGTACAATTATCTCGGTCTTCATATATAAATAATACTTTGGGAACTCCAATTGTCATACTATAACAAGTTGCTTGCAGTTTATGTTCTGACCATGCATCTGTATGTCTATTATATTTATGAGTTGATTCAGTTTTTATTTCTACTATATATAATTCATCGTTATATTTTATAAGGCCGTCACACATAAATCGCATATTATATTTTTTTGAATATAATTTGGTTTCATTTCCCACTTGACTTATAACCTCTGGGTCTTTAATGTTATTCTCTTTCAAATACTTACCGACATCTAGCCATTCACAATTAATATCGTGTCTATGCATACACATGATATAATCTTGTATTCTTTCATGTCTAGCTGTTCCACTTTCACATATACCTATCAAATTAACTCCTGAATCTGTATCATCTGGTGCTATCCCACTCAATTGATAGTACAAACTTCTAATGCACCCACTTATACCTGAAGGTTTGAAGGATTGAGTAGGAGTTCTGACTGAACTCCTATCTGCTTCCTCAATGGTATAAATTAGGTCTTCTATAAATTGTTCTGCAACTTTATTCTCTTGAGCTTGTTTTATCATTTTTGCTAGTGAGCCTAATTTTGCCATTTTATTACCTCCTATTCATTATCTAATGTAGACAATAGCATTTGGTCCTTATCAGAAACTATTTTTATCAAATCAGGATTACCATATTCAATATCTATTGTAGGAGAATCAACGGAGCTGACTAAATCTTGTAAGTATTTTATATTAACCTCGTATACTATATCTTCATGTCTTGGACTATCTTTTGTTGTTATACTTTCAACTGACCCTCCCACTGTTTGTAATGTAATCAAATCACCTACAAATGCTATTTGTAATGTATTCATATCATATATATCAATAAATAATCCAATTCGATTTAATGCCTTTAAAAATTCTTGTGTATCTACTACACATAAACTTGGTTGAGTTTCTTCTATCATAGGTAGTATTGATTCTGGATATTCTTCTACTCCTTCCATCAATGTACCACTTATCACTATGTTTTTACTTTTAAACATTATTGAATTATTATTCACATCATGAATGATATTTACTTTTTCACTAGATAATGTTTGAACTAAATTCGCTAGTGACGGTGGTATTAATACTTCGAGTCCTTGACAATCAAAATCTGATGCATTAACTTTTATCGCATCTGCAGTTATAATATGGTTATTTCTGAATAGATATCCAAATAAACATCCATCTGCTGCAGTTTGTGATTTTACATTCTTCCCTACATTAAGTCCATGTTTTAAGTTGTATGCTACACAATCATCTATTTTTAAAGCTCCATTAGTTTCTATTTTGTGGTCTGGATATATTTCACCTTGTACTAATTCAACTTTATAAGTACCATTTCCTTTTACTTCTAGATAATTTTCTTTTGCAGTCAATGTTACATTTTCTGTTGTAGTCTTATTAATAAGACTTACAAATTGGTCAGTTTTTACAATAAAGTCTATTGATTCATCATATTCTCCATCTTCAAATACTGTTATGTGATTATCTCCATCTGTTGCATTAATTCTCATGCTGCCATCCTTGTCACATACCAACTGTATATAGTTAGATATTTCTAATAGTGGATTTGCTTTAATTTTCGTAATGTGCCCAAGCATATTACGTAGTTTGTTTGTATTTATTTTCATTTTATAACCTCCTATTTTTGTTTGTGTATATTATATATAAAAAAGAACTAAGATTGTTAACCTTAGTTCTTTGATTATTATTTAACTTCAAATAAATTCTTAAATATCCCCTCTAATACATTAACAACAATACTATTACCCGCCATTTTATATTGTTGACTATTACTTATACCTGATTGTTGTATTTTATCTATGTCACTGTCATTTAGTCCCATTAGTCTAAAACATTCTCTTGGAGTTAATCTTCTAATTCTATAATCAGAGTAAACACAAGTATGTGAACTACTCGCTCTTAAAGTAGGAGCAACCTTAATGCCTACTTTATTATCTTGCCACCCACTTTTGCATTCACATTGATATATGTCTTTATCACTTTTGCTAATTTCTTCTTTTTCTCTTTCAAAATTTTTTCTTACACCTGGTAATATATTTTCATCAATTTTAATTTCTTTGTGCATTATTTTAGGCTGTCTATAAGTTGGCTCTACTACATAATTATCCTTTTGGACTGTTGTTAGTGTATTGCTAATACCTTCAGTATTAAACTCAAGTCGTTGTTCAGTATGTTCTCCAGCTACTCTACTAGAAGGATTTTCTGGGTTTCTTCCTCTACTTGCTGCTATACATGGTAATGATATTTCTTCATCATTTGAAATTATTGTACGATGTTTGCTATATTGTACAATTTTTTTAGCATCACCTTCGCCTGTACAAGTTAATGTAGGTGCTATTCCATTTACATCATATTTACGAACTGACACATCTTGAACTATCTTGTGTTCTAATATTTTAGGTCCTTGATTACCGCCTCCCATAGTAGTTAATGTAGGAGCAACGCCATTAGGAGAATATACACGTTTATTACTGTCATGTCCTTTTATATCTAACTCAGCTTGATGTGCCTTGTTCACTAAATGGAACGGTTTATTAATATAATATTTAGGGTCAATTGAGTCCTCTAATATGTCTGATATTCTTGTGGTTAAATGCATGGGAGTAGGAAATCTATAAGGTTTATGCTCACCATATATACTAACTACAAATACCCTCTCTCTGTTCTGTGGAATACCATAATCTTTAGCATTTAGAACTTGTGTATAATTCGTATACCCTAAACTTTTTAAATATCTTAACCATTCATAAAATTTAGGTCTAAATTTTTTACCGACTAGATTTTTAACATTCTCCATCAACAAATACTTAGGTCTACAGTGTTCTATTATTTTTTCACATTCATATAATAAGCCGCTTCTAGTTTGACCTCTAACTATTCCTTTCTGTTTACCTGCAACTGACAAATCTTGACAAGGAAAGCTATAAGTAAATAAATCATGGTTTGGAATATCAGATACATCAATCTTACTTATATCCCCCAAATTATTTACTTTTCCATGAATTGCCTCATATGCTTGTATTGCATATTTATCGATTTCTGATATTGCAACAACTTCATAATCTACACCAATATTACGTAGTGCTATAGATTGGCTTCCATAACCTGCAAATGCCTCAAATACTTTAATTTTAGACACTTTATCACTCCCTTTATTTGATTATTTCTTACATATAATATATAAAAACTAAATGAATTTGTTAACTTACAAGTTCTATATTTCAATTCCTTCTCCATACCATCTCTCGGTAACCTCAATATCACATTTCATTGGAATTTTAAATACACCATCTACTATGTGTACCATAATATCCTCTAAGCGATTCTTAACCTCTTTTGCATTTTCTTTAGGACATATTCCAAGTACTTCATCATGAACTGGAATTATCAGGTGATAACCAAGTCTTTTTAATTCCTCATCATTATAGATTTTTATCATAGTGATTTTCGTCATGTCTGCAGCACTTCCCTGGATTATACTATTTACACATTGTCTTTTAGCATCTTCGATAAAACCTCTATTATCTTTTATGGAATAGCCTTCTTGTAATGCCATATCTAGTACTTGTTGTCTTTGTGATTGTCCTCTAGCTCTGTTAAGTAAGTTATAATATTTTGAATAGATTTCGTTAGGCACATAATCTTCTTGCGATATTGTATCTTTTGTATCAAATGCGAATGGGTCAAAGTTATCACTATATGATTTAACACATGGTTTTATTTCTATTGGTGGTAGCTGCATATCAGATAGTCTTCTTTTTCTACCCCAAGCTGTTTCTACAAAGCCATAATCTCTAGCAAACGATTGAGCAAAATCTACGAATTCTTTCACTTTTGGAAACTCTGTATAAAAATCATCAATTATCTTTTGAGCTTCTTTTGGTGTTATCTTCATTTGTTCAGCTATACTTGGCACACCTCGACCATACATAATTCCCAATAACACTGGTTTAACGCTTGTACGTCTTGCTTTACCTTCAGGATTTACAGTGCCATCAGGTCTAAACTCTTTACATTCTTCATAAGGCATCTTATATATCTTTGATGCTATTGTAGCATATAAGTCTTTTCCTTCTAAATAAGCATTTATCATATGTTCGTCACCACTCATATGGGCAAGACATCTCGGTTCTTGTTGACTAAAATCTCCACCTACAATGACCATTCCTTCTCCTGCTATAAACATCTGTCTAATATCATGCCCTGCATCTATTATAGTTCCATCGCTTAATGTTGTTTTTTGTGAGGGGATATTTTGTAAATTTGGGTCACTACTACTAAATCTGCCAGTTTTTGCGCCATATTGATTGAAATTCGCATGTAATCGGTTATCCCTTTTAGCAATATGACTTGGTATTGCATCTATATAAGTACTTAATAGTTTGCTCATACTTCTATATTCCAATATACTGTCTATTAATGGGTGATTAAAAGATTTTAAAATTTCTTCACCTGTTCCTCTAGGCTTCTTTTTATCCGGACTTTCAAATCCTAATACATCATAGAATAAAATAGCTAACTGAGTTGGTGAACTTATATTTACCTTTCGTATTCCATCTTTAAATAATTTATTATATGCACCAGGATTTTTCACCATCAATTTATCGAACTTATCATTTAATTTATCTATTTCTAAATTGAATTTTGTCTCCGCAGCGTCCATATGTTTTGTATATTGTTCTTTTAATCTAGCAGCTAAATCTGTATCTATTTGTACACCTGTACATTCCATTTCAAAGACAACCTCAATAAGAGGCATCTCTATCTCTCTAAATACCGCAGCAACTCTTTCAAGCCCTTTTGACTTACAATATGTCCCTTCTATGTCTAAAAATTCATATTGAAATTTATACAAATCATAAGTCATTATAGGGTCAAATGATGCATACATATAGGCAACATCTGGAGGTACTTTATTGAATTCAATTCCATTGAATAAGCTATTAAATGATGCGACTTTATTATCTTCTTCTGATTTATCTACATATTTTTTATATAGCTGCTTCAATCCATGTTGTTCGTTTTCATTTAATAACATACTTCCGATTAGGGTATCCCAATATGGTATAATCTTAACTCCTATCATCCACCATAATATATGCATATCGAATTTGGCATTATGCAGTATATATTTAACTCCAGCTTCATTCATTCGCTCAAATTGTTCCTTCATGAAGTCTTTTGAGATATTAATTTGTAACTCAATTCCAGTCATATAGCTTTCATGTCTAATTGGAATATACACTCCCTTTTGACCTGGAGTATATAAACATACCCCTGCTATTTTGCCATCTATTCTATCAAGTCCATTAGTTTCTGTATCTACTGCTATTATACCATTTTTGATAGCACAATCTATATAATCCTCTATATGTTCATAATTATCTAATAACTGTAATTGACTTAATCTATTCTTATATACTTCTTCTGACATATCTTTTGCTAATTGTACTTTTCCACTTATAGTCTTTGGTACTATTTTTCCGACTTGTTTTTTACTTGATTTTTTACTCAACATCGCAAGTGCTTTTTTCTGTGCTTCTTGAGTTTTTCTGGCATTTAAATTACAAAACATATCACCAATTCTACTCATAATATACCTCCTTATAAAATAACCACTTCAATTAAGAAGTGGTTATATCTTGTTATCTAATGAATACATTAATATGGTTCAACAGATAAATCTATATGTTCTATTTTAGCTCTTTCTTCTAATATATCTCTATATGCTTCCATATATACTAATTGAGTATGCAATAAATCATAAGAACAATTCGGAACAAAATCTAAAGTACCTTGTCTATATTTTATTAACATTCCTTGTAATCCAGCTATTCTTTTATTTAATTGATAATATTCTGCTTTAAATCTTTCTTTGAAATCATTACTTAGCATTAATTCTATAGTATTTTTTAAATTCATTTAAAAACCTCCTTAGAATACATCACTTCTTAAGTGAAGTGGTTATTTGTATGTTTATGCTCTTTTATATTTTTCCTTTATTCAGTAAACATCCAATCTTCTGCTAACATATCAGGTTGACTTGCTAGCCACGGAACAAATTTCCCGTCTGCTGTTTTCATTCCTATCCAAGGTGCTAAAAATAAACTACCTTTATGCACTTCTCCATCTACTTTATATTGATAAGAATTTACATGAGCTAAATACATTCCTTTTCCATTCCAACCTTGTCTACATACTTTTAATCCACGTTTTAGATATTTTATAGCTTCACCAAAGTTAAAAGTAGGAGTACCACCTAATAAAGTACAGTTTTCATTATCAGCAATTACCCACTCATCAGATAAAACATTACTTAGAGTATATTGAACTCTTTGTGTTTCTCTTATGTCTAATATAGAACCTTGTCCTTTATCTGCATCTTCAGGTCTACAGTGCATCATAATAGTTTGCTTAGTGTCATCCCAACACCAATAACCACCCCATGAAGGTAATTTAACTTTATTTCCTTTTTTCATTTCTTCTAATGCTTGTTTAAAATTCATAATAACCTCCTAAAATACATCACTCGGTGCAGTTGAACGACTGCCTCTATGCATTGGTTCGAATTGTTGTTCTTGTGCTTGATGTCGTTGTGTTACTTGTTGTGGTTTATATGTTCCATTAACTATTTGTTGCATTTCTTCTAATGTTGCTTTAATTATAAAACTTCCTTCAAGTTCTTGTTTTTTAGGAAGGTCCTCTAATTTTGTATTGTCTTTACCCATTGGCATAAATTCATATTGAGTCTTTTGGTCACCTTTTTTACCTCGTCTTATAATTTTAATTTTAACTGTGGATAAATCTCCGAATTCATTTAAATATGTTATTATTTTTGGCACAAATGATGCTCCTCTTTCCCATATTTGAACTTCATCTGGTCTATCTGATGTAATAAGTTGTAAGAATAATTTTTCTTTTGGTTTATTCCCATGTTTGCAAAGTGGACAATCGTCTGCATGTGCTTCACCATTTGCGTCAACTGAATTACAACTTACATATCTTTTCTTTCCTTCAACTTCTACTTCATGTACTAAAAAATAATCTATATCTGACCCATCTGGTTGATTGTATAAAAATCTAACAACTGCACTATCTCCATCATCTTTTAGACTGAAGTATCCTCCATTTCCTGAACTTTGATATTTTCCTGCGTTTCCAATTCCTATTCTTGCCATTTTTTCTTTCCTCCTAGTTTCATAAAATTTTTATAAGTTTTTAAAGTAGAGGATATATTTTATAACCCTCCTCTCTGGGTTATGCATATTATATAGAATATTTTACATATTTTGTTAACTAATTAGACAGTATATTATTACTAAGAAAAATACAAAACCGCATATAAAACCTAAGCTAAAATTTATTATAAAATCTATAGTTACCATGTAAAACCTCCTAATCACATTTTGTCCAACCACAATTAAAACAACTAATACATCCTCCTGTATGATTTAAATCTGCACCACATTCGGGACATTTGGCAGTTTCAATTTTAACTTCGTCATTAATTTTTAATTCAGTAATTACAGGTTGATTAAGATAAGTCTCTTTAAACATAGTATGCAGATTTAACAGTTCAACACCTATTGCTTCTGCACAACTTCTGCCAGGACTTATAGATGCATCTGTGTTTCTCTTACTTACAAATGAAGGGCAAGCTATGACAGATTTTAGTTGGTCAACAATATCTTCAACACTTGCACCTCTTTTACCTGCAAGTGAGATTAATCTAGATAAACCTGTCATATAACTATTGCAACCACCTTTCGAACCTTTATTTAAGAAAATATGACATAATTGACCTGTTTCCTTATGGAAATAAACAGTCATCCATAATGAGCCACAACCTGTCTGTAATTTTGACCCAAAGGCGATACAATGATTTATATCAGTATCTATATTAGTTACTGGAACAGGTTTTATTTCTTTTGGAGTCTTTACATCACCTTTTAGAATTCCTTCTCTTTTACATCCTTCTCTAAATACAGTCAAGCCTTTACAACCTAGCTCATGAGCTAATACATAGGCTTTGAATACATCTTCGACAGTTGCATTATTTGGTAAATTAAGAGTACTAGATATACTAGCATCAATCCATTGTTGCCAATCCGCTTGAGTTTTTACTCTACTCATATAATCTAGGTCTTTTGCTCCTATTAGATAAGCTGGTTTATTGTTTAGCATATCTATGTCATCAGCTTCTATTGCGCATTGAACAATAGCTGGATATTCCATATATACTTTATCTTCATCATTCAATGATTTTGTAGTTCTTGCAAATCCGTTGACATCATATATAGGTTCAACTCCTGTTGATATTCCGAGCATTGTACCAATACTACCTGTTGGAGCTATTGTAAATAATTGACTATTTCTTAAACCATATGATTTTATTAAATTAATAGTTTCGTCATAAATTTCACCATCTTCTATTTTACTTTGCATATAAAATGAATTGAGTATATAATCTTCATTATATGATTCAAATGGACCTAGTTCTTTTGCAAGTAAAGCAGACTCTTTAAGTCCCACATTACATAATGCCATACCGATTGATGTTATTAAATTCGAGCATCTATCACTACCGTATGGAATTCTCATTTTGATTAACATATCCCCAAATCCCATAATACCAAGTCCAATCTGTCTCCATTTTGAAACTGTGTCTCTTTGTATTTGGAGTGGGTGCAATGGAAGTCCTTCATCTAATACTTGATTTAATGCTCTTATTGCGATTTTTACAGCTCGTTTAAATTCAGGTATATCAAATGCGGGTTTTTTGCCAAATGGGTCTTTTACAAATTCTGATAAGTTTAATGAACCTAGTAAACAACTACCACCTGCTGGTAAAGTTTCTTCGGCGCAGGGGTTTACTCCTGCAAACTCAAATTCACCATTCTTAATATATTCAGATAATAATGTTTCTGTATTTACGTTATCCCAAAATAACATTCCAGGTTCTCCCCAGTTCCAGTTATTCTCTGCTAATTTGTACATTAGCTCATTAGCATTACCATCGCCTGCTATAACTCTAGTCATAAATAAATCATCTGTTCTTACGGATATATTACAACCTTCTAATTTTTCATTTTGAGTTTTAGCGTTAATAAAATCTTTTATCTCTGGATGATTTACATCCATGCTTATCATTAATGCACCTCTTCTACCCTTTTGCCCTATTGTTTTAGATACATTATTGAAAGTCTCCATAAAACTTACTGCTCCTGTTGTAGTTAATGCTGCATTATTAACATGACTTCCTTTTGGTCTTAGTTGTGATATATCAATACCACAACCTCCACCATAACTAAATGTTCTTGCTAAATGTTTTGCTGTATCATATATATCTTCTATACTGTCACCTACTTGAGGTAATACATAACAGTTACTATAAGTTACTTTTCTATCTGTCACTCCTCTTGATGCTAATATTCTGCCACCAAATATAAATTTTTTATTTATTATTAAATCTTTAACATCAGCATCTTTATTTGATATTCTATCTAGCCATTGGTCGAATGTCTCATCACCATTTTGATATTTTTTCTTCCAAATATCCTCTCCTAATTGACTCAAGTTCCAGTCTTTTAATTCCATATTCATTCCTCCTTATACAGCTTTTAAATCTATTAATTTATCTTGTAATGCTTTTACTACTACATTAGCCCCTGCTCTTGAAATACCTATTTGAGCAGCGACTGCAGATTTTGTTGGTTTACAACCTTCTAGTAAAGCATTACAGAACTTTCTTTGATTATCATTCATGTCTATACTATCAATGTAATATCGTAACTCTACTTCATCAAAATCTTTTCTATCAGTATGTCCCATACAACTATTTTTGTCTTCATCTCCATCTGTATCACTTGAAAAGTAATCTGAAAATAGTTGTGTATGTGTGCATTGATTTAATACTCTTTTTTGCATTTTTTCTGATTGAGTTAGATGTCTTAACTCATTGTATATATAAGTACAAATAAGACTTGTTAGTTGTGCATGACTACCTAATTTATAATTTTCTAAGGCTTTCCAGATTTGTTCAAGTATAACTGATTCTTTTGTAGATTCATCTAATCCTAAAAATTTTGATGCTATTGAATTAAATTGTCCATGTCCTGTTTCATATACGAATGCTATTATCACATCCTTATTGCCTTTGTGATATTCGTTAATTAATTCTTCAGTTGTTTTCTTTCCTGTAAAATTATCCATAATATTTAAAAATATTTCGTGTTTCATAATATATAACCCCCATATTTGTTAATTTATTTTATACTTAAATTATATACTAAAGTATGTAATAAGTCAAATACTTTTTAGTAATTTTTATAAAATATTTTTTAACGGCAACGATAATACTTCAGCTCCTAAATCATTTATGTCTCTTTTGTCGTTACTATTATATTGTAGTATTTTTAGTAATTTTGTATTATTCAATTTTCTTATTATCTTGTAAGTACCTTCAATTCCCGCTGCATCATTGTCAAGTGCTATTATAAATTCCCTTGTTGGTAACATTTTTAATAGATTATATTGTTGTCCTCCACCTGTACCTAATAATGCTACTGCAGGTATTCCTAACTCCCAAAGAGTTAACGCATTAAATATTGATTCAACTATCCATACCGACTTATAATTCCCAATTATACATTCATATCCACCAAATATAAAATCTGTCTTTTTTACCCCAGCAGGGATAAAATAAAATTTACTATATATATTACGTGTTTGAATAAATTTTATATTTCCTCTTAAATCCTTAACTGGTAAAGTAATAGTCATGTCCTCTGGATTACAACCTATACTAAACTTATTGCATATTTCTTTTGATATACCTCTATCTGCTAGATATTTACAATAATAAGCATAGTTATCTAATATTGTATCTGGTATTGTAGGATATTTTTCAACTGGTTTACTTCTATCTATGTTTAATTGCAAATCTCTAGGTGTTTCTAATAGTGTAGTTCTATATTTTGTTTTTAGCCAATTGTTCCCATATAATCCTCCGTCTTGGTAACCAAAACAGAAAGATATAAAACTAGTTAAATCTGCTGTATACCCACATGTAAAACAATGTACAGTTCCTGCTGGTATGATTTTACCAGATGCACGTGTATCAACTAAAGACATTCCACAACTTGGTTTTCTCTCTTGCCCATCTTTATGTGAAGGACAAGAAATCATAATATTGTCATTTACTGGTTTTATAGAATGTAATAACTGTATATTAGTTAGTTGCAAGTCTTGTTGTAAATCATTAAGTAATGTCAACCCATCTACATCTACACATAAACCATTCGTCTTAAACATACAATCTCCTCCTTATTAATTTATATATTATATACAATTTTTACACAATTTGTTAACATAAAAAGACCCTAGCTTATAGCTAAGGTCTTTTTTGCGGTTACTCATAAATTATATTATAAGGAGAAAGTTTAATGGGGAATAACTTCCTTACATATATTATATACGATTATAGAAAAAATATGTTAACTAAAAAAATTAAAATACATCAGTGACATCAGGAATTCCTGTTGGAATATTAGTTGAATTATTTTTAAAGGGTAATTCAGGTTCAGATTTTATTTGACCCTCTTCTGATACAAATCTAAATGTTCCTAAGTCTATATCCCAACTATATATGAATTTTTTATTATTTTCTCCATATCTATTCTTTGTTATAAGTAGTGACAATCCCAACTTCGTTTGAACAAGTGATATAACTCTACTACTATTCTGTCCTATTGCGTCTGATTCTCCTATATCTGCTAGTTCTGGGTTTTCAGGTTCTTCTGTATTAGTTTTATTACGATTTGCTTGAGCATCTGCTAGTATAGGAAGTCCTAACTCTTCTGATATACGGAATAAATCCATTGTAATATTACTTAATTGTAGTCTCCTATTCTCTCCCTTTCTTTCATCATCCATTAATGATAACTGGTCAATACCTACTATATCTGGAGTATATTTTTTAATTAGTGCTTTTAATGTGCTTACTGTCATATATTTCCCGCCTAAGTCTTTTGGAGTAACAACAATAAAAGGTTGTAGACTATTTGCTCGTTCTTGCAAATCGTTTTCATAATTAGAAAACTGAACAGCTGAAATTGTACCTCGAGTTAGCTGCCTATTTGAATAGTTTAGCGCAAGTGTATCATGTCTATATCCTACTTGCATGGCACTCATTTCACCCGAATATAATAATATTCTTTTGCCTTGTGAATGTGCAGCAGTTAGAAACTTTTGTAATAACCAAGATTTACCTTGATTTACTCTACCGACAATAGTTACTAACTCTTCTCCAGGTAGCCAACCACCAAGTATATCGTCCAATTCTTTTAATCCTGTTGATATACCCAAAATACCCTCTGTATCCTTCTTAGAATTGATATCTGCTATTTTTTGATTAACTATATTATTTATATCTGTACCTTGTGTGATAGAGTTATTAACAAGTAATTTCTCACCTTTGGATAAAATATTTCTAAGTCCTTCAAAGGCATTTTGTTTAAGCAACTCAACTGATTCATTGAATAAGTCAGCAGCATTTCTAAATACATAATCTTCTCGTAAATTTTCTAATAGATACTTTTGAGGTTCTAATACATCTAGTAAGTCAAATTCAGTAAAGTTTGCTAAGAATGTTGCTTGGTCTGGCACTTTACCATATTTCTTATAATGTTCTAATATATAATTCCATTCTTTTGTATAGTTAGGAAAGAAGTCTGCATTAATACCCTCTTCCAAATATGAATCTATATTATTTTCTGCTAATATATTATTTATGCATTGTAACTCTATCATATTCTGACCCCCTTTGGTGTACGTTGAGGTGGATTATTAAATTCAACTATTGTTGAAGTTTCTAATATTCTACTTGCAAGTCTACCACCTACATTATTAACAAATTCGTCATCAATGACATTTGAAGTAAATATATTACATTTAGTTGAACTTATACGACTATTGATAAGTGGAAATAAAATTGAATGGTCATAGTCACTTAATTTTGTACAACCTATATCGTCCCATACTACAATATCTACATTAGGTATCAATTCCTCTATCTGTAATAATCTATAATTCTTTTGTGATATTGCAGATTTTTTCTTCATTAGAAAATCATCAACATTAATAAATAGTCCTCTACACTTTGTACCATTACCAGACCAAATTTTGCTGAAATATGAACTCATTAATTTTATGCTCCATGTAGTTTTACCATTTCCATAATATTTACTGTATAAGAACAAATTTTGTCCTTGTTGCACAAAATCTAATATATTAGCTTTCACTTGAGCTAAATATTTATATTTTGCTAAATCAACTCCAGCACTTAATTTCTGATTTTCTAAATATTGTAATTGCTCTGGTATATTAGCTAGATTTACTAGATAATAATATTGGCAATATAAAGCACAACCACAATTACATGTTTGTTTTGCGTAATTATCACATATTCTCTTAAACCAACATTTATCTTGGGCAAATTTAAATTCTTTTACATCATACATTGTATAACCTCCTCCTTTATATTTTATATATTTTATTTACCTTAATTTGTTAACATAAAAAGATAGCATGATAGTTACCAGCTACCATGCTATGTAAATTGTTAAATTCTATATACAGTAGAATAACAATAATAGATAATACTATTAATGAATTGTATGTATTATATACAAATAATATATATTAATGTTAACTATAACTGTATATTACTTTCTATAAAGTTCTTTATTGATTAATGGTCTTACAGGTTTTAGAGGTTGTAAATCTTTTAATATCTTATCTAATCCCTTTGAAGTAAAATGTACATCTTTATGTCTTACTATAAAGATATATCTACAATCGTAATTTGTTATTTCTCCATTATATTCTACTACCCAATCATTATCGAATAAATATCGTTTAATGTCTTTACGTCTTAAACCAGTAGCACTACATACATCATTTATAGTATCGCCTTTTATTTTGTAATTTAATAATTTGTTTATTTTTTGTTGGAGTTGTTCTAATTGTTGTGTAGTTGCCCCCTCGTCTATATAACCTCCAGTTCTTCTTATTTGTGGTAATACTTCATGAGTAACCCATTTTCTAAATGGTTTACATTTTTCAGTTTTACACTCTAACATAAAATCATAAAGTTGTTCTTCTGTTAAATATTTTAGTCCATCTTGGACTAATGGCTTAATTTCAGCATTTTTGATAGTTTTATTAACTCTATCTTTTCTACATTGATAATAAGTTTTTCCGTTAATAGTATTTTGTTTTATATATCCAAGTGCCATACCAGTTGAATATATTTCAAATAAAGGTTCTCCATTTTTACCAACTATAACTTCTACATTATTCCCTTCAAAATTAAATAATTCATTCATTTCTTATACCCCCTTATAAATTAAATATATTTTTTATTATAAGTCCTAGATTATAGCTATCTGTAGATTTATCAGATACTCTTATAAATCTACAACCTAATTTATTTTCAATTTCTTGCTGTCTAACTTCATGTGCATCGTAAGAATAATCTTTATGATTGTTTTCATCATACTCAATAGCAATATTAAGACTAGGTATATAATAATCTATCCTATAATTTAACACATGATACTGTTTAATTCCTTTAATATTAAATGGTTTTAATGCCTCCTCTAGCTGGTCTAAAAACTCTATTTCATCTCTACTAATTAATATTTTGTAATTATCCCTTAGTAATCCTTCACTAATTAGGTTATTGATGAAAGATTCTCTAAATTGTTCAGATTTAGTTTTGCAACATTGTATAAGTCTGTATATATCACTTTCAGGTATAACTTTAAATGTCTGACGGTGACCTAATGAATCAGTGCCCACCTTCATTTTAGATTTTTTACAATGGTCATTTGTTGATTTACTTGGATTTTTATATCCTAATATTTTAGCTACATCATTAGCAACAACATACTGTTTACCCTCAATTTTTACTCCTCTTATTTCGCATAATTCTTTATTAATGAATAATTGGAATTTATCCATTTTATATTCCTCCCTTTATTATTAATTTACATATTATATATTAATGTTGGTAATTTTTGTTAACTTCAATTTATATAAAATAAAAATCCCACCTGACAATTATCAAGTGGGTTAATAAAGGGGGAGATTTAATATAAATTTTAGTTTTTATTAATTATTTATTATGTATATTATATATAATAATTTAACTAAAACGTTAACTATTATCAGTAATTTAAGTAAAAAAATAACCAGTTAAGAGGGGGAGATATCTTAACTGGTTATCCAACCTAAAATAAATTAACAAGAGGAGACTTGCTATAAGTATTATGAAATTTATCTAAGTAAATTTATTACTTACATATATTATATATAATTATTCACTATAAATGTTAACTAAAAATAAAAAGTACTTAAATTTATTAACTCTATCTTATACTGCTTATCCATTATACTTTTCCCATAATGGAGTTTTACGTGGTTTATAGTCATTACATATTTCTTGTAATAATTTTATATTATCTCTACTGTAAGGAATTTGTTCCCATTTAGTATATCCACCTAACTCATAGAAAAACATATTTTTTATATTTTCGTAGTCTTGTGGATTATCTGATATTTTATTGATTCCTAAATGTTTTTTAATTTGATTACCATAGTTATACACTTCTCTACTTCTTAAGCCTATAAGACTTTTTATCTCTTCTATTTCTTGTTGTTGAGTTTCTACTGCATTAAGTATTGTTTGAATATGCACATCATCTATAACTTTTAATTCAGTCGGTGCTTTTATGTATTGTTCCATTTCATTAAATCTTTTAACGTATTTTGCAGTAAATAATATACCTTTTTCACCAGTAAGTTTATTTGCTAACATTTCACAACCCATTTTAGTGCATTCGTAACATTTATTGGATTTACCACTTGAATCTTTATAGCTACTTGCTACGAAATAATCACTCAACACGAAATCGTGTTCAGCTAAAACTTTGATTATTCCAACTTCTCCAGCCCCACCTTCTATCATTTTTAACACTTGACTATGTCTTCTTCCCATCATTTCAGCTACTTCTCGGCTGCTTATAGTTTGTTCATGATTTAATACTTGTAATTCGTTCATAATGAATTACCCCCTTTATACTTATTTGTGAAGTCCTTATGTTTGACTTCTTAAATGTTATATAAAGAAAATGGATAAATTTGTTAACTAAAATTTGGAAAATAAAAAGTACCTAATAAATTTATTAGGTACTTAAATTAAAAAGGGGTAATACAATGAAATAATTAAATTATTTAACTGCTACATATATTATATACTAATAATGGATTTAGTGTAAACTAAAAATACTAAAATTTGTAAATTATTAGTATAGGTCCGTAGGACAATAACTCTCCCCAACATTATTTTTTTTAATTTTTTATTGCTTGTTGGTTTGTTTAACTTGTTTAACTAGTATATATTATATATTTTTTCAGAATGTTAATGTTAACCTAAAAATAGTTACAATATTGTAACTTTTAGATATAACATCTCTCAAACTAAGTAATATCAATGTATTGAGAGGTGTTAACATTTTTAGATTCTTCGGCTTGCAGTATTTATTTGGTTAACATTACTATTCTGATATGATGTCACTTTTCCATTAGCTATATTACTATCTAGGTTATGCAAAATCCAATCTGTATTGAGCTTAGAAAAGTCAAATATACCTGTATATCCAAGTTGTTTATATTTAATAAGCCATAAATTTAATTTTGCAGCCAATGCTAAATTATTGAAATTATATTTTTCTTTTAGTTTGTTAAATGTCTTATTACAATACACAGCTTGAGTACCGAGCATTTTAGTTCCATATATTTTTTCTACCTTAAAAATAAACCATTTTCTAATTTCTGTCATATTAGGTTCTTGTGCATGTTCTAATTTATATTCGACTATTTTATACTCCTTCTCATTGGGAATTATTTGTTTACTATTCTTTTTAGACTGCAATTCCTTAAACATCTTGCACCTCTTTTCTTGGGTTACCAAATGTTAATCTTGTTTGAGTCGTAGTTTCCACAGCAGGTGCAATATCTTCTATATTAATAATGCCTTGATAGATTAGTTGTTGTACTTTTTTCTCGTTAATAGTTGGCTTATACTCAATGCATGATTTAATGCTCTCTGCAAGTCTCTCGTCAGTTTCTAGTTTACTTAGGTTATTTAATATACCTATTAATTTATCCTCGTTCATAGAAGTCTTTTCCACCTTAGAACATTTTACACAGAATTCACCTGGAATATTATATTCATTAAGTCCTAAAGATTCAAATTTTGTTTTTACATCATCAACTAATTTTTTAGTCTCTGATTTTATAATTTTTTCCTTTTCTTTTAGTTCATTACATCTTCTTAAAATTGTTTCAAAATTATTTTGACTTTCTACAGTACCTATTTTCATATCAATTCTCCTTTACATATATAAATTATAAGATAACCTTATATAACGTGTATATGAGCCATATAGAGGTTATTTTTTACCTTTTCCACTATACTTATCTGATATAACTTTCATTTCTCCTTTTACTTTATTTGTTTTAAAAGTTAAGATTTTTTCAATGTCATCTTCGCTCCAGTATCTTGCATGATTACCGCCAACTCTAATAAATGGAGGCAATAATGTTCTTCCTGTTGTTTCTTCGTATTCATACCATCTGATTAATGTATTTCTAGTAACATGACACAGCTCAGCAGTTTCGAAAGCTGTGTAATATTTTTTACCGTCTATTATTTTCATTTTTATCACGCTCCTATTAAGAATTTTATATCTGAAGGTTGAATTGCTTTTCCGTCTACAATGCGGTCAGACAATTCGCCTTTGTCTTTTATTATTTGATGTATTCGTTCGTCTATTGTATCTTTACAAATTAAGGTTATAATATTAACTGTTCCTTTTGTTCCTATTCTGTGCGCCCTGTCTTCTGCCTGTTCTTTTGTTGCCCTATTCCAGGGTTCGTCAATAAAAATAATTGTACTAGCTTGAGTTAATGTATAACCAGTTCCCAATGCTGGTGTTGTACCTATTATTACCCTACAACCAGGGTCATTTTGAAATTTATCTATTTGCTCCATAGGGTTTTTAGTCTCACTAGTTACTTTTGTCACCCCGTATTTCTCTCTAATCAACTCATACAGAGGGTCTATAACCTTAGTCCAATTGCTATAAATAATTAATTTATCCTCGGTGCTGTCAAGTATATCTAGCACCCTTTCATATTTACAATTTATAGTTTTGGCTGAAGTTAATATGTCGGGGTTTGACGTAACCTGTCTTAACCTAGTTAGTTCAACTAAAGGGTTCGGCATTAACAATATTTTGTCAATATTGTCCATAACTCCCTTTTTGACCTCCTCATACAATTTTTGCTGACTAGGGGATAATTCTAATATCTCATTAGTGTAAATTTTAGGTGGTAAATCCAATACTTCTTCTTTACGTCGTCTTAACATATTTTTATTAAGTATATTTTCTAATTGGTCAAGGTTTTTATACCCAATTACTTCGTAGCCTCCAAATCCTCCCATTTCACAGTACAGATTTTTAAAATAGCTAAGTGAATGATTTTCTACTTGTAGCCATTTCAATATGTTATATAAATCAACAGGGCTATTCATCAGTGGTGTACCTGTAAGCGCTAATCTATAATATGAAGTACAGCAATGAATCGCTTTTCCTTGTTTTGATTGACTGTTCTTGCATTTGTGTATTTCATCTATTATAGTCATTCCTATAACACCATCATCACACATCTTCTTTATTTGACCTTGTATATCCTTGTCTCGGAGCGTTTCGATATTGGTTATAATAAAATATTCATCGTGTATCTGTTTAAGGTCTGCAAGGCGTTCAGAAGTTGAACCAATAACAGTCTTTCCTTTCTTGTTTATTCTAATACCAAGTATATGAGCTTGTTCTTTTGTATGTATTTCTACTTCTTTATACCAGTTCCATTTTAAGTTGTTAACACCACATACAATTAGACAATGTCTCATTTTATGTTTTCTGCTTACTGCTATGTCCAATGCTTGTTTTGTTTTTCCTAATCCTTGTTCATCACCAAGTAAAAATTTATTATGATGCAGCGCATAATTATATGAATCTAGTTGGTGTCTAAAAGGTTTAGTTTTACTTGAATATACGCTATCAGACTTATCATATATATCAAGTAGATTCAAATACTTATGGAACTTTTTCGGAACATCACCACATATTTGTATATTTTCATATTTTAGTTTGTCTAAAATGATTGGAAAATATTCTATTCTGCATTCCCACAGTCTACTATTCCTATGGTAATATCTAGTCTGGAAAGAATGTATTGTATCCAAAATAGCTGGATTATAGTCCCCCTTGATGTAGAGGGACTGTTTATATTTTAATTTTTGTGAGAAGTCGAATTTTAGTTTTATCATATGCATACCTCCTAACAATCGAATTCCTCATCTATGGTAGTGATAGGAACTACTTCTATGAATATTTTTATTGAATCTGAATTATATATTCTTTCAGTTTCTTTTAGTATCTTGCTTTTATATAAATGTCCTATTACGTCTTGAGCTTGTTCTAATGTACTTACAATATGTCGTTTTACCATTTCCCAAGTTATTCGTTTGACATAGTTTAATTGTTTCTGTTGTAACTCAGTTATAAGTAATTTTGTAGCATCATACTTTTGTTCTTCTTTTGGAGTTACTATTTCTGTAGATTTTTCTTCTGTTTCAACTTCTTTAGCTTCTTCTACTGGTTGTAATTCTTGTAATTCAGCATATTTTTCATTAGCTTCTTCTATAAAAGAAAATGCATTTTGAACTAATGCTACGGTATATTTATCATTTAGTGATATACTTCTTAAATCTTCTTGAGGTATTTCTGTTTCATTAAGAACTATTTTTCCATCTCTATTTACTATTTTATAACTATTATCAAATTTTTCTACTTGATAGCCTCTAGGTAATCTAACTCTAGCTGCGTTTATATTAAAGTATAAATCTTTTTCTATTTTAGTTATTTCTGCTGCTTGTATATCTTCTTCGGTAACTTCTACTGTTACATAAGATGCTCCAACTTTTGTTAATGTTAAAGTGTATTCATCTATCACCTCTATCATGTATTCTTTTTTAAGATTATTTACTACTCTTGATAGACCTGCTTTTGATGTTCCTAATACAGATGTTAAAACTACTTTATAGTCATCTATTGACCCATTATTTTTAGCTAATTCATTTAATATTATTTGTTGGTTATCTGTTAATTTCATTTTTCATATCCCCTTTTATTAATTTATTTTATACTTAAATTATATACTTTAGTATGTAATAAGTCAAGTGATTTTAATAAATTTATTTATTTTTTTTTCAATAAAAAAAATAGCCTTATTATTAAGGCTATTTACTATACTTATACTTTTTCAACATATTTACTACCTAATGAAATCCATCCTGTTCCTGATTTAAGTTTACCCCAATTATTATTTTCTTCTATAATTGTGTAGGCATCACCTTTTTTCAGTTCACCGACTTTTTCATATGATATAGAAGGACCTGTTCTTATATTAAGTTCATCTACTATGATTCTCACAACATATGGTGTAAATTTATCTGTAGTAGGTTTTTGTACGCTTTGTTGTTCATCAGTAACAAGTTTCTTATACCATGTCCAACTATAACCAAATCTTTTATGACGTAGTAAGTAAGGACAATCTTTTCTCGTCCAAAAGTAATGCTGTACTATATGAGCTGTATCTATTACAGGATATTCTTTCATCAACTCAACACATAAAGCTGCACTATTTTCCCATACTTTTCTTTGTTTTTCTTTGTCTTTACTGTATTGGCAATGTTCTATACCTATAGAATGTCTATTACCTTTTCCGTTTTTACCGTCACCAGCGTGCCATGCAACTCTATTAAATTCTACAGATTGATATATCTTATCGTAGTCAACAGTGACATGCCATGATGCAGTACGCCAACCACCTAGATTTGCGCTTCTTAAAGCATTGTACCAATTTATGCCTGGTACATCATCATCTCCTACATTATGTATTGTTATACTTGTAGGATTCATAGTATAACCTGGAACAGCGTGACCCGGTTTTTCTATTCTATTAGACACAACTGTTGCATGCCCTATTTTACAACCATGTACTAATTTATGATTTTTTATTTTGTTTGACATTATATCAACTCCTATTTTTTAAATCCTATTGATTTCTCTTCCTTAAAAGTTTTATTTAGTTCTTGTACAGCAGCTTCAATCATTACATCTAGTTCATTTTGTGTGATAGTTATCCCATTTTCATACAATAATTGAACTATATAATTTTCACATTGGGCTTTTTTATCATTACCATGAATATCTGTGTATATTTGTTCTACTGCTTTTACACAATCTTTCACTATAATTTTTTTCATTTCTGTGTTTATGTATTTTTGATATAATCTTTTTCCAGCTATACCTAGATAGGCTACTAGAATTGCTAAAAATGTTTGAATAATATTTCCTGCTACTTGATTAATTAATTCTTGTATCATGCTCATGTTGTTGTTCTACCTCCTTTTTTAGTTGGTCATATATTGAATGTACATAACCATTCCCATGCAATTCGATATATCTATCCCCTGCGTGGATTCGCTCCTCCAATGATAAATCTTCATTCAAAATAACAAGCTTTAAAGTATACATTGTATTTTCTTCCATAATTTCTTGAAATTCATGAATTTTATCAGCTACTGCTCTCATTACTTTGAATATTTTTATAAAAGTCGTAACAATTATAGTAAGTGCAGTTAGGAGACTTGCTAGATATAATATAGAATTTACTGTCATATTCGAATACCTCCTTGTTACTTATATTATATTAAAAGTAAGTCTAAAACTGTAAAAACTACCTACATATATAGTAGGTAGTTTTACTTAGTTCACAATATTTTTAAATTGCGAACTAAACGAATATTAAAAAAGACTAGAAATTAATTTAGTTTAAAACTTCTATTATTTTATTTCTCTTAAAAAAAGAATCACCATTTTGTGTAATTACTTTTACTTTCTTTCCATTTTTTAATCGTACCATTGTATGTTCTATGTCACTATCGTAAGTTTCATATATTTTTATATCTTCTACAATACCTTCTTTTATTTCTCTTTTTAGAAATCCACATCTTAATTTGACTTTATCACCTATATTTATAATCATTAAATCAACCCCTTATAATAAGTTTAATATAATAATTACAAATTATCTACTATTTGATAGTAAAAGTTTCTTCAGTCCAAAATCCTCCTATTTTTAAAATATCTTTTTCTACATTATTTACATAAGTTTTTACTTCTTCTATTTTAAAACTTCCTGGAGGAGTACAAGAAATCCCTAAAGGAAATTTTAAATATTTAGTGGTTGGAGTACTGGTTAAAGTTCTTTCTATGCTATATGTAGTTATATTTCCTTCTGTTGTAATTGTAGGGCTCGCGTTGCTTCCATATTGCCCTGAATAACTATTATTGCTAACTTCACCACTATTATCTCCAAATCCAGTTGAGCTAAATCCCTGTGCTTTAAAACCTCCAGAAATGTTTGATACTTTCAATACTGTTTTCACTGTATTTCCTTCAATAGCATCTGAATCTACCGAAATTAAAGTTATAAAATGGAACCCTGTATTTTTAAATCCTGTTACAGTAAGTGTTTTTCCTGTATAATCTATTTTTTCTACATTTTCAATAGCATTTGCACTTATAGTTATATTTCCTGTTACACTACTTATAGTAATAACTCCATTAACTACAACAGTGCTTGTTATATCTGTTCCGCCCATTGTTACTGTTACATCATTTAATATATAGCCATCATTCGCAGTTATAGTTGCTGTATAACTACTATTTTCTTCTATTGTAGTAGCAGAATTTGAATTTGTGCAATTAGTTAAGTTATTAGTTATAGTATATTGTGTATTTATTTCACTTACAGTAACGTTGCAGGTAGCTGTTTTAGTTCCACAAGTAACGGTTACGATACAGTTTCCGTTCGATATAGGTGTTATGACTCCGTTATCTACTGCAACTATTCCAGTAGGAGATACACTCCATGCGACTGTATCAGTTGCATTTGTAGGAGTTATTGTTGCAGTTAAAGTTTGAGGACTCTTATTTGTAAATGCTAAAGTTATATTATTTAGTGTTATATTTGTGCAAGGAATATTTTCAACATCATTCGCTAAACAAGGAACACAATTAAACAACATATATTTCGCTAAATTTACACCAACTCTATAATGTCCCGCTGTATTCCAGTGTAACCCATCTTTTGTATAAATATTCCTGTTAGTATTATTTTTAGGGTATATTCCACTCATTGTATAATTATCATAAACATAAACTGGATAATTTGAACAAACTTCTATAACTGCATCTCTATAATCTTTGACAGTATATCCTTGTGCATTTGGTTCACTATAAAAATTAATAGGTTTTCCTACTTGAGCTGGTGTAATATATATTATAGTACCTTTTGGATATTTAGTTAACAGACCTTCACAAAGAACTTTTAATGCCCCATAAAAAGTTGATGTTGTAGTATCATTTGGAGTTCCTAAAGCAATATTTAACCCCATGTCATTAACCCCACCAGCAACCAAAATAACATCTAAATCATCACTCATTGTTGAATATCTAATAGACATAGCATTGCTATCTGTTCCTCCTATACAAGTTCCACTTATGCCATAATTAACAAACTCTGACATATGTAATATATCTTTTGCAACATTATAAAAGGTTTTATCTGTATAATACCCTGCTGAAATGCTATCTCCTAAGCAACCGCCTTTTTTATTTTTCCATAGATTAAGTATATTAACCACATCTGTGTTATCAGAGACAACTTTTTCAAGAACTACATTTTGTAAATCATTTTTAGTTGCATATGAACTTAAATTTACATTTCCACTTTCAATTTTTTTCACAATATCTTTAAATTGCGAACTTATATCATCGAATTTTTTAGTTGCAGATTTTCCGTTTTCATCTACAACCAAATCTGGAGAAGTATAAGGATAAGAATAGCCGTCAGTCCCTTCTCTTACTTTCATTTTATCACTCATTTTATCATCTCCTTTTATTTATTGCTCACTTTTAGGTACAAAAGTTTTACTAACTCCATTTATTGTAACAACTAATTCACCACTTTCATTAAATGACAATTGTGGTAAACTAGAAATTTTATCAGCTACATATTTTTTAGTAACTAAATCTTTATCTTCAGTAGGAGTACCTTCTTGAGATAATTTACCTGCAAACCAAGCATTACCATTCCAGTCTAATGTATGTGCATTAGAACGGGTATTGTCATATTTACCATTACCAACTATATGTGCATATTTATTAGCGGTATCTTCTATATTAAATTTACCTTGAACGTGTTGACATTCAGAAGAAGCTTTAGTGTAAAAACCCTCAGCATGTGAATTATCACCTGAAGCAATAGTGGTATTACCTTCTGCATGTGAATTATCACCTGAAGCAATAGTGGTATTACCTTCTGCGTGAGAGAAGTCGCCTGAAGCAGTAGTACTAGAACCTTCCGCATGTGAAGCAATTCTTGAAGCAGTAGTTTCATTACCCTCAGCATGTGAACAATTGCCTGACGCAGTAGTTAAACCCCCCTCTGCATGAGAGGCTTGACCTGAAGCTGTCGTACTATCACCTTCAGCATGTGAAAAATCACCTGAAGCTTCTACCATATTTCCTAAAGCGGTACTTCCTCCAGCTAGTTTACCTACTCTTCCCATACTTATACTATTTTGTAATATTAAATCACTTTCTAAATACTTACTATCTAAATATTTAATTTCTTCTTCATGAATAACTAAATCAGTAGCATTAGGAATAGTTTCAGCAGTAACACTAGATTCACCAGAGTGTGATAATTTACCAATATATATTGTTATATTATTAAGATGGGAATCACTATTTGCTACTACAGTATAATCACCTATATTACATGTAATAGTACATAAAATCACACTCAAATTGTCTGATACGTTTTCTTCACGTGTTGTAAAACCACATAATTTCTTACTACCTAAAAATTCTATATAATATTTTCTATCTGTATTAAAAGAAAGATTATTTATAGTAATTTCATCATCTAATTTTATATTACTAGCAGGTACAGTAGCTAATACTTTACTAGAAATAGTATCAATAGTTTTAGAAGCAATATTTTTAATTTGCGAGTTAACTTCATTAATACCACCTATAATAGTTTTATTTGTAGTAGTTAAAGTGTCATGTGTAGTGTCTTCTATACCTTTAAATGATGTGTCATCTTTTTCTAATACTATTTGTGTACTTTTGATATCTTTAAGCTGCGTATTATTATAACCGATTCCATCTTCCATTCTGTTTAATTCAGCAGTTGTTATTTTTTCTTTAGCTACCCATGTTTTTTTAGCAAAAGTTCCATCGTCTTCTACTGCTTTAAGTGGTGCTGCATATGTTGTTAATGCTTGGTCGACTACTGCATCATCTACTACATTAGTAGTTCCTAATTTTTCAAATAAAGGCTGTTGTATATGAATACATGATTTGATAGGAGGTAAAGTTAATACAGCTTCTTTTTTACTATCAAGTAATCTTATTTGTATACTATAGTCGCCTATTTCTGTATCTTCATCTGTAAGTTCTTCGCCTATAGTTAATATTACAGCACCCTTTTTTGTAGCTTGTATGTCAAATTCAATTTCAATAGTATTCGTAGCATCGTCATCTTTCTTGAATTTTACTTGAGCATATGACGCTTGGGCATTAGCTACTAAGCTATTAGTACTGTCATTATCATACATATATTTACTGTTCACAATAGTAAAAGTTATTTGAATATTCTTGTCATATTTATATAAATAAATGTCATTGTCGAGAGTTGCGACATTATTATTTACAGTTATTGTACTATCTCGCTTTATCATTTTTTTCCTCCTTTTCTTCTTTTAATTTTTTAAATTGTTCTTGTAGTGCTAGGTATTTAGCTTTAAATAGATTGCATTCCTCTATTTTGTCTGCTAATTCCTTTTTATAAAGACTAATCATAATTTCTATTTCAGACATATTTATACCTCCTTCTATTTCATTATATTTGAAATAGGAGAATAAGTTAATATTCTCCTATTACTATTATTCTGTATAAGTTATTTTAATTTTACAGTTACCAGAACATACTGAGTAATGTGATTTATCTTGTGATGCAGGTACAAGTCCTATGCCTTTGGCGTTCATGAAATTTGCTATATCTGTACTACTTGTTAATGTGATTACTCCAGATGAGCCTACACTTATTGATACTGATTTACTAAAATCACTTCTAAATGAAGGTGTTCCACTTGGTCTTGAAGTATAGTTATGTGTTCTAACGCCATGTGTAACATCTCCATAATTACCACCACTTTGACGTGTGAATGTTATTGTTATTTTGCTTATGTTTTTTCTAGCATAATCACTTAACTTATTACCAAAGAACCAACAACCAACACAATCTCCATAACCATAGTCCCCTTGTCTAACTGTTCCGTCTCTCTTCCAACTATTATATACAGTTTTTCTATAAGTATCACCATAGTTCGCAGTGATTGTAACAGTTTTCGTAGTAGTACTACCTGTTGATGAAATATTATCTCCACTTACTGATGCAGTACTGAATTTAGAGCCTGTTGCATATATTCTACCATTAGTAGTAGTATGTGTATTTTTACCACCACTACCACCGCAGTTTGTTGCAGTCCCAAATCCTATTACTGAATTTGAACTGCTTATAAATGCATAATCAGAAGTTAACCCTTTTGTATTAGTAACATACACATTTGAGCATGTAAATGCTCTTACTGCATTATAACAATTAACAAAAGTAACATTATTTATTCTGGCTTTCGCAAAACTTACGATTTCTATTCCACTCTTATTACCAGTTCCATTTTTCGGTGCATATACAGTGACATCATTTAATCTTAATGCTGTATTGTTTGCATATATTGCATAATTCCCTGAATCTCCTTCAATGCCATAATTAGGCATTATTATTCCACTAGAATCTTCTTTGAACTCAACTTCAAGTGTTGGACTGTATATGTTTAAATTTCCAAATAAAGTTTTATTATTTAGGTCTATATTTATTATACCACTATGGAATTTGGTTAAATCTACATTCTCATTCAAATTAGATAGCAGTCGAATATATACAGTATAACCATTTAAGTTTTTTGGGCACGCATCAGCAAATTCATGAAAACTTTGATAGTTTGAACCTTCTTCAAATTCTTCAGAGTTTGGCCAACTTTGATATATAGTAATGTTTATATCATCGTCTAGTACTTGTTGATATCTTGAATTATTAATTGTATTAATTGTTAATACATCTGTAGATATTTCTTTGTCTACAGATAACGAATCAATTTCAGCTCTACCATCTTCTAATATCCTAAAACTTCCATTTGCAGTGATAATACCTTCGAGTGAAATGTTCTTTGCTTTCAATTTTATATCAGAGTTTGCTATTGCTTCGATTGTTGCATCTGTCAATGTTAAACTTGATTGTGTAGAGCCTTTTTTTACTAGCCATTCAAATTTTTCACTTGTTTGTGTAGCTATAGATATTGCTGTTTCCGCCTTATGGTTAGCCTCCCAACTGCTTAAATATACAGGAGTAGTAAAAGTTACTGTATCATCGGTATAGGTAATTTTATTAGTTTGCCATAAATATTTACCTTCTTGATAAGCTGGTATACTTGATTCCCACCCTGTAGATGAAGTACTTGGAGCTGATGTTTTACTATAGTGTACATAGTATAATATTTGCACTTGTTTTACGCCAATACCTTCACTACCTTGGTCGCCCTTAATTTTAGCCCAAGTATAACTACCTACATCGTGTGAATCAGTTGGATTAAAATCTGTATAAGTTCCGATATAATCCCCAACAGTTTCACCATTATAAGATGTAAAAGTTCGGCCCCCGTCATCAGAATATTTAATGTGTAAATAACTAGTTTTCCCATCTGTCCCGACTCCAGGTATTCCTTGTTCTCCCTTTTCACCTTGTAAACCTTGGAATCTATACCAAGTATATTTTTTAGGGTCGGTACTATCTGAAGGGTCAAAATCTACATAAGTTCCTATATAAACATTAGGTGTTTCTGACATTTGGCTGCTGGAAGTTGGATTAGCTACACTACTATATTTGATGTGGAAATAAGATGTTCGACCATCTCCATCTTTACCAGGTACCCCCTGTTCGCCCTTTTCTCCTTGTATTCCTTGAAGACCTCGGTCACCTTTATCTCCTTTAGCTCCAGTAATACATACTGGGTTACCGTATGTTTTATCACCTTTATTTGTTACATATACATCTCTTAACCATATATATTTACCAGCTTGTGGAGCAGGAGCAGTTGTAGACCAAGTGCCTCCAGTTGCAGAAGTATTACTGTCAGATAAATAGAATTCGTTATAAGTTTCTTTTATAGAACCATTTACTACAGTAGTAGTGCTTGTTACAGTAGACTTAATACCATCGACAGTTTGTTTTAATTGCGATGCTTTTGTAATAGCAGCCTCTGCTTTTGAATTAGCGTCATTGGCTATCCCTTCTATAGTACCAACATTTGACTCTAATCCATTTACAGTTTGAGATAATGTTGAATATAGAACTTTTAATTTAACTTTATTCCCATCAGCTTGTTCTACTTCTGTATCTGCTATAACTCCATCTATTCTTTTCTTTTGTTCATCTACTGTTAATCTAACTTGATTTAATTCTGATAAAGTTGCTGCATTCAATATTATCGTACCATCAGCACCCACAGAGAGGGCGGTACTTCTACCGCCATTTGTAAGTAAATCAACAACCGTATCTATATTCATATCTAATTTATTATTTTTTAAATCATCCAATTGTTCTTGGAAATTTTTATCTTGATATTTTGTTTGTGCTGCATTAAGTTTATTATAATCCTCAGTCTCTTGTTCAAAAGAATTTTCCATATCGTTTATATCATCTTGAGATATTTCTCCTTTTTCTAGTATATCTAGTAGAATTTTCTCAAGTTGACCATATGAATTTTTATACTTATTATTTAATTCTAATATATGCTCTAAGTTAGCCATATTATCAATCCTTTCTTATTCTACATACTAATATAACATTTCCAGGTTTATTATCCTTTAACTTTCTTTTATATACTGCATTTGTTACTGTTGTTACTTCTATCGTAGTTGCATCTCCATCGCCATCAAATCCACTACATATACCGGCATGAGAAACTGACATGAATCTATTTAAATCCTTTCCATCTCTATCCCAGAAAATAAGGTCTCCTTTTTCTATATTAGTCCAGTTTTCAACGTCAATTCCTGTAGCTACCCAACCTTTTGATACACAATATTCAGCTATATCAGCAGCAGTTCTTCCTGGATTGAATGCCCAAGTTAGCGTTGAACTTTTCTTATCTCTAGAAGTCCATTTTTTAGCATATGGTGATTCTTCATAAGGAATACCCTTACAGCATAAAGCAACAAAAGTTGAACAATCTATATGATACTTACCATCACTATCTTTCCATTTAGCTCTATTCTTATATGGGTTTGTATACGTTAATGGTGTTTTTGTATTGTATACAAATTTAGTTCGATTTGTATAATATGTTTCAGCTATCTCAATCATCTTATCTCTACCTATAAAATTTCCACAATCTGTATAATTACCATCTCCACGATTTGCCGTTACAACTCCAATATATTTTTTACCATTGTATTGATTAGTTGTGTCAGGGTTTGAAAGACATAAAATAGTATATTCAGTATCTGCTTTGCATATTAATGCTCCATTAGAACAATCATCTCCAGTATAATATACGATATTGCTATGTGTAAATTTTGTTGGCTCTGTATCCTTTTGTGTTCTAAATTTATATCTTGCCCAGAATGTTTTAGCGACTGCTGAATAAAATTTAATGAATATACTTTTAACAAGTCCAAAGTCTTTATTATCTTTAAATTCTAATACATACTCAACATTATTGGCAGTATCTTCAGGTTTTGTATCTTCTGAAGGTGTATAGCCAATTACTTTATTTTTTATAGCAGTTTTCACTTGATTATAATAAGTTTGAGTACTTGCTTTATTTGAACAAGTGTATCCATCTGAAGTAGCTGGTACATTTCCTACATCTAAGAATATTACATATTGTGTAGAATTTGCATATGTTTCTAATATTGCATTATATTCATCAACATTAGTGTTAATAGTAGAATAATCAGCTAATACAGATGTTGCATGCCATTCCTTCGCTATAAAGATTGGTGTTTTTGGATATTTATATAATAGTGTTTCTATTAGGTTTATCATGTTTTGAGCATCGTCTACACTAACATGAGGTATTCCAAAATGTAAAAATATGTATTCTGGTTGAGTAGGATAAGGTAATGTGTCTGTAGTTTCACCTACTTGAATATAAGATACTAAGGTATTATCTTCATGGAATAAATCTGCTGTTGCACCTGGAACACCTTTTGCTGTAAATGCATTTAAATCCTTATTTTGGACTATTTGGTCGTCTTGGATTATCTCACCCGCTGCTCCTGTACTTTCTGTAGTTGATACTAATTTATCTTTTTCTACTAACTCATAAGGACGTAAAAAGAATGCAGAACCCTTATTTTGATAATAACTAATATTTGATATTTTTATAGCATTTGGATGATATGCCCATTTACTAGCATGTGCAACCTTTCCATCTCCAATATAAATTAATGTGTGGTGAGTTTTATTTACCTTTATCATATTAGCTCGTGTTAGATTTGATGCTGTAACAGTAAAATTAGCATCCATTACTATATCACCAGGTTTTGCTTTTGCTATCCCTGCACTATCTACTTTCCACATCATATAACCAGATTTTGCTGTAGCTCCAGCTACTAGTGTTCCAGCATAGCAACCTTTATTATATACAGACTTCATACCTGCTTCTAAATAACAACAAGATACTAGAGAAGAACAATCATAACAAATAGGATTTTTAATTCCATATAAAGTACCTCGATATTTATTAGGTTTTTTGAAGTTTACTGTTCTATTACTTTGGTCATAAGTAGCTATTTTTTGGTCAACGTGTTGTGACACTATTTTCTTTGCGGTTTCTACTATTATATTTCTTACTTGTGACCCTGTAGGTTGTGTAGTTTCTTGTTGACCAGGTTTACTATCTCCTGTATTACTGACTCCAAGTCCATATTTCTTACCTTGTTTATCTAATATATATGGAAGACTTCCATTATTTGATTTATAAAAACATAAATATTTTTCTATATTGTCAACTGTTCCAGCTGGTTTACCTATTGAATTTCTGTAATCTACCCAATCTTTACGATATGAGGCAAAATCCCCTGTACCACTTTCAAGTACTTCATAACATTTAGTTCGATAATCAAGTGGAAGACTATAAAAATTTAAATAACTATTCTTAAATGTGAATCCGTATTTTTCAGCTACATATTTATTTACTATCCAAGCTGCCGCTCCTATTCCCATATTATTACCTATCAACATAGCAAATATATTATAGTGGCACCAGTCTGCTGAATATCGTAACTCATGACATCCAAACATTATCTGATTAGATATATTCTTATCTACAGTAACACCATTTATAGTAGTATTACCTCCTTTATAAGGCTGCATAGTCGAATACGATGGAGTAAATGATTTTGTAGTCCCATCAATAAAAGTTAGTGTTTGCTTTTTATTGAAATATACACTTCTTTCACATTGCATAAGTCCATAACCTCCACCACTATACGAAGTAGCTGATGTAGGAACGCCTCTTGATTCTCCACAGATACACATAAAAACTATATAAGGGTCTAGGCCAAATTTAGGCGCCCAATAATTTACAATAGTAGGTATTTTATACTTATTAGAGGAACTTATTATTGAAGTAAATTCAGAGTCAGTTACTTTTTTACCTAAATTAAATTTTGAATAATATTTTATGGCCTCTGCATATGCTTTCGTATCTGTAGTAATATCTCCATCCTGCTGTTCCGATATTTTTATGACCCCATAATTTTTCAAATCATATATTCTTTTATCCCCAAGCCATAATCCTTTGTCTAATGTATTTATTTTAATAGCTGTATAATCTTCTAAATCTTCTCCAATGTCATCGGGTAGTTGAGGAATATCTGGTTTTAATTTATTTATTAAGTCATCTATAATTTTATCCATATTTTCTTTATCAACATTTAATTTTGCTAATAAATTTTGTATTGCTAATCTATCTGCTGGAGTTAGTTTCCCAACTCTTAAATTTAATATATTTGATACTGCTTCATTTATTATGTCATCTTTTGAATAATGTCTTATTTTAGATTTTACAGACTTATAATTACTTAATGTTATTTTATTTTGTGTAGGGTCGGTAAATGATATTTGTAAAGTACCAACTCTAGCTGATAGCGTAATGTCTGGATTGAATTTTGGGTTAAAAATAGCAACCGTATCTCCTATTTCTATATTCTCATACTCTGACTTTTCTAGATATATAGGTACTTCAAAGTTAACTTTTATACTTTTTACTTCTTGTAGTTTTTCATAAGTTTCCCAAAGTAAATCTATTGGAGTAGATGCTGTATTTGAATTGTAAGCACCTAAAATATACTTCCCACCATTATTATAGATTTCATGTATTTGAGGGTCGACTAGATAATCCTGACCAAGTGGCTTATTAAGTGGGTCCCCTCTATATACATCCCAAGCGATATCGGAAAAAGTAATTCCATTTTTTCCTTGAGCTATTAATCCACTATAATAATTACTGCCATCACTTTCCTTTTTAAGTCCATATTCATTCCAATCATATTCAATACGTAAATCAGTTTTATTACCAAGTTCTCCATTATCATACACATCAACATAAAATTCATATTTTGCGTTTATACTACTTTTACATTCAACTCTAATACTTAATTCAATATTATCAAATAATGCAATTAAGTCTTGTAACACAGTATAAACAGGAGTTATTGAAGTTATATTCATACTTTTCCCTACATTAGCTAATGAAGGTGAAATATTACCCACTTTAAAATTTGTGTCTTGTAAAATACTTGTTAAACAAGTTTCTATGGTACCTTCAATAACTATAGGTCTTACATGATTTTGATATAACTCTAATGTGCATGGAACTGCATACACATTTCTAGTAACATGTAAAATACCTTCTGTATCTTTTATAGTTTCTATTTGGAACATTTTTAATTTTTTTCTCCAGTAGAATACTAGATAATTTTTTTCTTCTAACAACTGCGAATTATTATTATCTAATATAATATCAAATTCATAAGTATATGCTCCTGTATCTAGATACTGAATAAATTTGTCATTTGACATATTAGAACTATCTGTATCTATTGAGCCTATATTATATTTTCTATTATCTAATACATATATTTGCACATCTATTCAGCTCCTATCCATTTCTGTTGAATAATACCACTTGAATAAATTTTAGTATCATTCGTAAATATTTTTATTGGATTTATACCCTTTTCTATATCGAAGAAATAACTTCCTATATCGACTAAGTCATTTCTTAATTCTTGATTTAAATACACATTTCTATTTTCAAAATCTATATCAATTACATCACCTTCATGAAATTCTATTTTATTATTAACTGTTGTATCTACTATTTCAACACCTTGTACCTTTAAGCTATTAAGTGCCATATCTGCACTTTTATCTAATGTGCCATATGTACCTAGATATAATACAAAATATGATAGATTTTCAGTAGCTGTATTATTAATTATTTTTGTAAATTTCTTATTCGCTATTATTGTACCATTTGATAATTTGTTCAATGATACAGTCCATACATGATTACCAGCATTATCTTTTATCCTAGAAATAGATATTTTACCGTAAAAGTCATTCCAGTTCCCCAATACACCTGACATATAATTTGTGACTTTGACTTCATTATTATTTGTCGATGTATAGCTATTAGGTTTTTTGACTTTTGTCTCGTCCTGATATTCACATTTTAACCCTACATAAACTTTTGGACAGTTGTATTCGAAATATTCTTGGTCATCACACATTTCGAATTTAAATATCCTTTCTCCATTTACGCCCATACCATATAATTCTAAAATACCAGTTTTATCGTCAGCTGTTTCGATTGGTGTATCATAAGTAATAGATATAATAGGGTCGTCAGTCATTTCATATAAGTTTCCTGAGCATATATAACCATCATACCCTTTATAAGGTGTAGCTAATTTATAATAAGTTCTAACAACACCATCACTATCTTTATTAGAATATTGTTTTGTTGAAATTATTCGCACAACACCATTCTTAGGAACAACTATTAAGGAAGTTGCATCACTTGAAGCTGATGCTCTTATACTAGTAGCCTGTTTTACAACTACATTTCTTTTAGTAGTTGTAATAGTAGTAGACACAGTCTGTGTCTTGCAATAATTCTTGTTGCAATATACAGTGTTCCCATTATTTATTGAAGATTTCTTAAATTTTAGCCAACCATTAACTATTTGATAATCTGTTATTTTAGCCCCCTTTTTCAGTGTGCCAACACATAAGTATGAAGTACCTGGTCCTGTTCTACAGTTTAGAGTCTTTGATTTAACTTCATAAATAGTTTTTGTACCTCCTGCATATACTGTTTCTTTGTCGACGGGTACTATAGTGGGGTCACCATTTTGACCAGTGGATGTCATCGTAAAATATGCCTCTAGTTTAAAATCATCAAGTGCATTTGTTAAATTACGTCTAACTTGCACACCTTTCCATACATTATTATCTGTAGAACCACTGGAAGGTAAAGTACCTATACATAATCCAGAACCTCCATTCGTAACAGCTAGAGTTCCACCACTGCTTCTGTTACTATCAATAGGTACAGTTGAACTAACCCAATTTGATGTTGTTGTGCATGGGTCATTTAGTGCAGTTGAACTTGAGTCTTTATTTTGAAGTTCCAAACTTGGATAATCCCCTATCAATATAGTTTGCTTATTTACTTGATTTTGTAGTTGTAAGAAATTTGCATTATTTGAAAATACATTTGTAAAAAATGGTTTTGTCTCTACATCTCCGATATTTTCTAAAGTTACTAATGTATTATTTTGAGTATTATCAGCTACTTTTAGGTCTACGTCATAAAAGAATGGCATATGACAAATTAGATGTATTTTTGCTAATATATCTAATGCTGATTTTGGTTCTAAATCTATATTGTCATCTACTATCCCATATGAAAACTTGGTCTCATCTAATAATCTAACTTCCACAGGTACTTTACTATATAATAAATTTTTTAAATCACGTAGTTTCTGTTGTAAATCAAATTCGTCATTACCAGTCACTAAAATAGTTATGTTATATTCAATAGGAGCATATTTGCTCCCATTGAATACTTCACCATCTCTAGATGCTATATCTAGAGTCTCTATTTTCTTTTTTGGTAATAACACTCTTGATATATCTGTGACTAGATACAATTCATTTATTTCACTTTTATTGAACATGAAATAATTTACCATTGTGTTATACCCTCCAATCTATTTAGTCGCGTTGTTGTTGTGTCATTATAATTTTTTACAGGTGTTGCTACTTTTCTACCTACAACTTCTTTATCCATTAGTATAGTTGAATCTATATTTCTAGCACCTGACACAAAACAATCTTTTAGTTTATTATAGTCAAATTCAGTATTTTGTTGTTGTACAGTCCTTCTCAATTCATCAATCGCAGCTACAGTATTATCTGATTGAACTATATTTTGAGTGCTCACATCACCTGTATTTATAGACATTGCTTGAGTAATATCACCAAGTTTAGCTGTTTCTATTATTTGATTTGAGAAATCTTTTACTGCTTTTAATGTATCTTTGCTTCCTAGTTTAATACCTACGTCTATACCTTGTGGTAAATATTTACCGACTTCATCTCTCATAATTTGAGATGGTGAATGTATTTTAAACGAAGATTTAAACCCAGATACTACACTACTTGCAAAACTACTTATTTGACTTCGTAACCATCCACCTGCTCCTTTAATACCATTCCATAAGCCCTGGACAATTTGTCTGCCTATACCTGCAACTCTTGATGGAATACTTTGAAGTCCACTAATTATTTTATTTTTGAAGTTGTTAGCAGCTTGAAGTCCTTTATTAGCAAATTGTGATGCAAATGATATTGCTCTTGATATACAACTTGAAAGGTAACTCCATACTCTGCCCGGTAATTGAGCTAACATAGCACTTGCTCTACTTACAAATTGAGAACCTGCTTGTTGTGCTTTACCAGGTAACTGACTTGCCCATTGGGCGGCTCTATTATATGTTTGTGATAACCAATTACCTATTCTTGAAGGTAGTTGCGTAAACCATGTTGATGCTTTCTCTATGAATTGTTGAGCAGCTTCTTGAGCTTTACTTCCCATTTGACTTGCCCATTCTGTGACTTTATTATACGTATCTGTTAGCCATTGACCTATAACTGTTGGAAGTTGTGAGAACCACTCACCAAGTTGAGATAAGTATGTAGGTATTGTTTGTGTTATAAAATTCCATCCATTAACTATTGCGCTTGCGATAACACCGGCTACAACTCCAATAGCATTACCTATCATACTTGGTAGATTATTAAAGAAATCTCCGATAGCACTAACTGCATTTGATAGTGCATTTAGTATAGATGAACCTAATTGACTAAACCAACTTGTTATTGAACTCCATGCAGAACTTAATGCTCCCATGATTAATTGACCTATAGCACTAAAGGTATCAACAACAAGATATCCTATATCTTCGAGCACAGTCTTAATGTTTTCACCAAGGTGTGAAAATAATTCCTCTACGCCTTGTAGAGCGCCTTCAAAGTCACCGGAGAATAAATCTCCAAGTATGGAAATAATGTCTTGTACATAGTCGATAATCATTTGGAATGAGTCACTAAATACTGCATATACATCTATAAAGGCATCTCCTAATGCACTTGATACTGAATATCCCCAGTCGATAAGTGGGTCCATTATATGTTGAAGTCCACCAATAACCGCATCTTGTAGTCCTTGCAAAGCGTTTTCTGCTATTTGTCCAAATCCTTTAAATATTTTATCAACTGCATCCGATATTTTTTGTCCCATTTTGATAAAATCTTCGCCTACTTTATCGAAATCACCAGAGAATATATCCTTAACGATGTCAACAATACCACCTAATACGGCTTGGATTATATTTACAAATCCAGATATAACATTTCCAATACCTTGAAAAACTCCTGCTAGTGCTGGAGAAAAACTTTTAATAGCCATCAAAGCATCTTTCCATAGTTTTATCCAAAATTCTTTAAATCCTTCACAATGATTCCATAAATAAGTAAATCCTGCAACAAGTGCTACAATCGCAGCTATTATAAGTACTATTGGATTTGCTAGTAATGCTGCCCATAAAGACTGTAATGCAGGTAATACTGTACCTGTGATAATACTAACTACCCTTGTACATGCGGCTCGTACTCCATTTAATGCTATACTAAATACTCGAGCAAATCCACCTGCTGCTCTAAATGCTCTAAATCTATTTATAACTTGAACACATTTTTCTGCTTGTGTCATAACAGTACCTATAATTAGAAGTAAAGGTCCTAATACTGCAAGTATTCCTGCTATACTCATGATAACTATCATTATAGGCTGTGGTATTTTTCCAAATCCCTGTGCAAGTTTTGTAATACCTTGAACTATTAGACGTAGTACTGGGTCTAGTTTTTCCATCATAGTCAAATAGCATTCTTCAATAGCTGAGTTCATACTCTTTAAGTCACCTTCTAAGTTGTCATTCATAGTTTTAGCCATTTCCTCAGCTGACCCTTTACTACCTCTCAATGCTTTTTCAAAGTCTTTTACATTTCCGCTACCTGTATTTAATAATATGTTTAATGCTTTTATTGAGTCGGCAGTAAATGTTCCCATCAAGGCGGCATTCTTTTGAGCATCTCCCATACCATTAGTAGCTTTTTCTACATCTGCTAATATATCCGTCATATCTCTGAAATTACCATTTGAATCTTGTACAGAAACTGCGGTTTTACCTATTTGTATTGACCCATTTTTCATTTTTTGAGTTATATCACGCATTACTGCTGTTAACGCTGTACCTGCCTCACTACCTTTTAGCCCCTGGTCAGATAGTTTTCCTATTAATGCAGTAGTTTGTTCTATATCAAGTCCAAAAGCATGTGCATTTGCAGCACAGTTTTTAAATGCTTCTCCAAGACCTGCAGTTGTAGTATTTGAATGAGCTTGAGCGTATGCAAGTACATCTGCCATTCTACCTGCTTGGTCTGCACCTTCCCCAAATGCTGACAAATAATCGGTTACCATATCACTGGCATCTGCAAGTTCCATACCTGATGCAGCAGCAAGGTTCAGCACACCAGGTAAACCATCCATTGATTGTTGTGCATCCCAGCCTGCAAGAGCCATATAGCCAAGTGCGTCGGCCGCATCTGAGGCGCTGAACTGAGTAGTAGCTCCCATTTCTCTAGCTAAATTAGTCAGGTCTTGTAAATCTTTTCCAGTTGCACCTGATAATGCTTGAACATTTGACATTGAAGTCTGAAATGCTTTGTTTACTTCATATGCAGATTTTGCTATTCCTGCTACTGGTACAGTAACGGCAGCTGTTAATCCTGCTCCTATTCCTTGTAGTCTTCTACCTGCATTTGATATACGTTCAAAACCACTACTTGCTTCATTTAGTTGAGTTTGTGCTTGTTGTATACCATTCTGAAATTCTTGTACATCTAATCTAAGGTGTGCAACGATAGTCCCCAAATCTGTCCCTGCCATAATATTCACCTCCATTTATATTAAAAAGGCTACAAGGCTGTAATAGCCTCATAGCCTTATTCTTTACCTAATAATAAATCTAAACCTGGATTATTATATTTAGTTTCTATTTTCTTTCTATCTTCCTCAAATATTGGTTCTTTTGTATGTCCATCTTTGTCTGGTTGCATCATACTATATAAATATGTACATGCTTCATCAAAACAATATCTTGTGTATGGGTCATCTTTACTTAACCCTATAACATCACTAGGTAGAGTATTAAAGACCTTTGCTATTGATATAACATCTAGTACCTTTCTACTCTTTACCAGTGGGCATTACTTTATTTACACCACCTGATGCTTGTTCAAATATCTTTTGTATTTGTTCAGTTGTTATTACATCTGCTATATCGTCAAATTTTGGTTCTACTAATGCCTCTTTTGCTATTACTTTCATCATATTCATAAGTTCTTTAAGTTTGTCAGGGTCATCTAGCATTTCCATTGTGTCACCACTGAATTCTCCGTCTTTACTTACTTTTACATTATTAGATTTAAACATATCAGACACTATTTTTATAAGTGAATTAGGTAATTTTCCATTTACTAGCATGTCTGTTACTGATACAGATTTTATCATAACATCAAAACATTCATCATCTGTAAATCCAGGAATTGAGATTATTCTTGTTGCTTTCTTTCTAAAATTTTCTGCACTTATTACTTTACTCATTTTTAATATACCTCCTATTATTTATCAAGTTGAACTACTGGTTTAGTCTCATCCTCGACATCATCACTTTGATGAGGTGAGACATTAGCTGGGTAATGAATCTACCCATGCAATAGATTTTATAGGTAAGCTTGCTTTTGTATTTTCTCTAGCTTTTATTGAAAACTCAGGTGCATAGAATTCTGAACCTACTGTCATATCTGGGAATTTACCAAGACATTTATTTAATGTTATTTTGCAATAATTTTTTATTGAATCGCCTTCATAGTTAGCTACATATATCTCAGCCATGAAAGGTTTACCTTGATTTCCTTGAGCCATCATTGGAGTCTGTAAATCATTTTCTCCTGCACCTGTTCCTGTTGCTTTTACATATCCTGCAACTAATTGAGCAGCTTTTATATCAAATGTATTATCAGTGAATGTAAAGTCATATCCATATAATAAATCGTCTTCTCTTACTACTGCTAATATACTTGTTGCATTTCTTAATATTTCTTCTGCTCCTTCAGATATAACTGCGGCTAGTTTTGCTTCTTTAGCAGTTTTTATAGTAGTTTTTATTGCAGTTTCACCAGTTGCAGGTTTACCAGTTGAAGGGTCAAGCTCTGTTAAATCAACTCGTTCTATATTATATAAAATTTCCATATGTTAACCTCCTTAATTTGCATTTTTGATTCCGAATGTCTTCGGTGTTCTTATTTGTATACTAGATGAAAAGGCTTGATATCGTCTATCAAAGTATTCAGCTCCTCCACCGTACACTAATTCTGCTGATGTATTTTCAAGTTGTTTTATAATTAATTGTATTAATTCATCTACTCTTAATGGACTTCGTTTAGAATATATTTCAATAGTCCAACTATCCCAACCTGCGTTACTATTTGATACAGCAACTAAATCTATATTCTTCCTAAGAATACAACAATCTTTTTCGATAGTGCTTACATCAAATCCAACTGAGTAGGTTGGGATTATCTTATTCAGTTGTTCATGTAATGTACTTCTAATCATTATATCCTCCTATAATCTTAATCTTTTAGCAGCTTCTATGAATTCTGGCAATGTAGCATCTCTGGCATTTTTTAATATCGCATATTTTTCATTATTGCATAATTCCAAATATATCCCATACTCCATTTGATGAAATATTGATATAACTAACCCATTTTCATCTATATCAGAATTATATTTCAGTCTTTCTCTAGCAGCTCCTGTTCTATCTGTCCATGGTGCATTTTCTTGTGCATATTGTTGTATTTTCTGACCTGTTGCATTACCTAATACTTCTAATTGAGTTCTTAATCTATCAGTCATATTTTCTAGATGTTGCATAACTATTTGGTCATCTACTTCTACATTAACGTTCATATTTAACACCTCTTACTGAGACTTGATATAAAAGACCGACTTCTAATATATCAACAGGCATATCTAATATATATTTTTTATCATTGATTATGACGTAATCTCCAGGTTGAATTGAATAATTTGGATTTTCAAAATATGCAAAATATAGAGTTCCATTTATAGTATATTGATGAAATTGATTTTCTGTTTCTGCCTTTGAGCTAGAAGATTTTGAGTTATCAAGTACACCTTTTATCTTTGTTAGTAGTTGTGTCTCTTTGTACGTTTGAACTCCTATCTCTGTTGTATATACATCTCGATATACGTCTAAATCAACTCCATACTTGTTAATGATATTCTGTATCCTTGGCAATAAACGCTTATAATCATAACTCATCTGAACGCCTCATTGTCATGCCTGTTAACCCTATATCATTTTGGTCTCTTAAAAATTTTCTATAAAATCCATCTGCCATTTTAAGCCAAAAATCACTTGATGTACTTTCAATGGAAATAGGTCCTATTGTTATATTTTCAAGTGAGCTATTTGCTGAAGTTGCTTTCATTAAACATCCATAGTAACATGCTTCATTAATATTATCATATGTTCCAGCTAACATTTCTAGTTGTTGGTCTGTAAGTAATGGACTACTATCCTCCATTAACATAATTTTTAGTACTTCTACACTTAGCAACTTACTCACCTCCATAATGTAAAAGCCAAGGGAATGGGTTTAATCTCATTCCCTCCCTTGGCTATGTATATTAAAAATGAGCAAACTATTTTATCATGTTACTTGTATCTTCAGATACTTTAGTAACATCTGCAACAGCACAATCGTCTATTGTTTCAAAAGATGGTATCATAACACTTGATACAACTGTAACTACTTGTACTGGATGTTTTTCTTTATAAGTTGTTATTGCAGTACCATTATTTACTATTGATACTTGAGCATCTGAACCTGTCATAAGGTCACTTTCTTCAGGAGTAGTACCATACCAAGTAGAACCTAATGAAGCTCTAGGTGGTAATACAACAACTTTTCCATCTGGGATTAAGTCAACTGGAGTTCCTGTTGCTATACCTGTATCATGAGATAATGTTGTTATTTTCTTAGCATATACAAATATAGTACAACCTGTAGTTGTTTCTATAAATGATTTAGCATTTTGGTCAGTTACATAATAATTAAGTGCTGAATCATTTGGATACATCATTTTATGGACTTTAGGAGAATGTACCATATTTAAGAAAGTATTTCTATTCATTACTAATCTTGTAGGTCTTATTCCTCTTAATGTTTCCATATAATCACACCAAGCTATTATATCTCTTACAGGGTCAGCTGCTTCATTTGCTTCACCCCAAGCTGCTTGGCCTTTTTTACATTTAAATAGATTTTGTTGACCATAGTCATATACATATTTTACTCTACCATCAGCAGAAGTAACATCTATTTTACCACCAGTTAATAATTGGCATCTCATATATTCGCCTTGTACTCTAACACCTTCAACTAGTCTAGATACTTCATCAAATATATTTCTTATTATAGGCATTGCCATTTGTTGTTCTGGGTTATTTAATAACATGTTAAGTTGTTGTCTATCTTTTTCACCGATTCTAGTAGCTTCTCTGAAGAATGCCATTTCAGTTGCTACGCCTTCGAATCCTTCTTTTTCTCTTAATCTTGCTTTAACATCGTATTCAGATGGTTGTATTGCTACTGGTAAACCATTAGCTCCTTTTAACCAAGAGATGTCAGTACCTAGCTGTCTTTGAGCTGGGAATAATGTTTCAGCAAAATAAGGAATTTTATTTTCTGGTTTTTCTGTTACATATGCAGCTATATCAGTTGCGTTTATATAATCGAATAAATTTTTTATTATAGCCATTTATTTTCCCTCCTTATTATTTACTTACTACGTATACCATCGCATTGTCTAAATTAGCTTTTTCAGAACCGAATAATCTATCAGCTCTTACAAATCCATGTACTAATATAGCTGCATTTACTGCTGTATCTGTAGCAGCGTCATATTTACCAAATTCTATAGTATCAAATAATACTGCATTAGGAGTTACTCCATCATTTCCTGCTTCTGTAGCGGCTTTTGGAGATGTTACTTTTCCGTCTGCATCTATATGAACAGCTAATCCTCTAGGTAATACTTTTGCACTATCTGTATATATCTTTCCTAATTTTGTTTTTTCATCAGTTGACAATGTAGCATATAATTTTGCTAATTCTTTAAATTCTATTTTTCCAGGTATATTTACATAGTGGTCTGGAAATGCTAAAAATTGTGGTTCTGGTGCTAAATATTTTCTTTGTTGTAATTTAGGCATTTTTATTCCTCCTTAATTAATTATTGATTTTCGCCAAAGAAGTATTCAGGCCCTACTGCCTTTCCTTCTTGGGCTTTTGGCACTCCATTTTGTTGTGCTAACATTTTACCGAAATCACCAGGTTGTGCTGTCTGTGAATTGAATACAAATCCGTTTGCCTGTTTTCCAGGTACGCCTGTACCATTGAAAGGTGATGCTGGTTTTTGTTGACTATTATCTGGTTCACTAGCTTCAAATAGATATGCTTTTTCTTTTTTCAAATTTTCTATTTGCTCTTTCATACCTATGACTTCGCCATTTTCACCTATTGAAATTTTTCCCATGTCTAAAAATCCTTTTAAGTCTTTAGCATCATGAGCTTTATATTCTAATGCACACATTTGAAGTGCTGAATCTATTTGATTATCTTTTAATGCTTTCTTATAATTATCAAGGTCAGTTTGAAGACCTTTTATAGTCTCTTTAGCTTTATCATCGTCTTTAACTTGAGCTTCAAGAGTCTTTACTGATGCATTTAATGTAGTTATTGTTTGAGTTGCGGTATTTAATTCGCTTATCTTTGCATCTAATCTAGATTTAGGTACATAAATATTCTTATCTCCGTCATCAATAAATAATTTACATTTCGCATCTTTTAAGTTATCAGATATAATTTTAGCAACGGCATCTGCGTTGTCTACTCCTTGCAAGAAATCTTTAATATCTTTACTCATTTTAATACCTCCTTATACAATGCTTTTGAAAAGAGCAAGGTAACTTTAACGATACAAGGGATTTTTACAGTAGCCCAGGTCTACTACTAACTATATTATATGAAATATGAATATTTTGTTAACTTAACATAAAAATAGCTAGATACTTGTGTACCTAGCTATAATAATCTAATATATAACGTCATCATCTAATGGATAATAATATTCTACTGGTTTATTATTTATAATACATTTATTTATTATTGCAATTATTTCTTGTTCTGTAAAATTATATTGCATTAATGGAAATATATCGTCAAAATTTTCATTGTATTGTTTTAATTTTTCTATTGTTGTATCCTTCATTATTTTATTTCTCCTTTCTTAATTTGCTCTATTAATTCCTCAATAGTTTTTTCTACATATGCTTTACCACCTGGTAAATATTTAGATATATATTCAAGTGCCTCTTTAGAAGAATAACTTTGAAGTATGTCTGCCCATGCTTCACTACATACTTCAGCTTTCGGGTCAGTTCGTTTCCAATATGACTTACTATGTCCCCATGCACCAGAAACTCTATTATCTGTTAATCCTCCGTATATATCTGAAACTCCAGCTATCGCATCACTACATTGATATAATTCATATGACAATCTATTTTCAGAATATTTTTTATAAGTATAAGCTGAACGGTCTGGAAAATCTCGTTTTAAATCGTCAACATGAGGTTTTAATGAATTTTTTAAATCTGCTTTAAGTACTTTGTAGAAATCTTTTGTATGTTTCTCCGTCATTACTATATTAGGATTAATCTGATTATCTATTAAATGTCCCCATTCATGGAATACCGTACTGAATGGACCTCTTTTATCTTTATTGACTTTTTCTATACTAAATGCAATATACTTTTTACCAGGTGAGTAAAAAGCACCGCTATTTCCTGCATATGCAATTTTTAATTGTTGTACTGTATGCAAATATAAATCCTGAATAGATTTTGGATATTTTTGTAAATTATCCATAATACCATATACTGTAGATGCTCTATATTGTGCTATTTCTTTCAAGTGTCTTTCTTTAGCTCTATCTGAACGTCCTCTTTGTGGAAATTCCTGTTCTAATATTGGATTTAATTGTTCTCGTAATTTTGATTCTAATTCTTTGTATTTCTGTTCTCTCTGTTCTGTTGTGTATAGATGTCCTCTTGGTATTGTAGGTTTTGAAGGTTTTTGTGGTTTTTGAGTTGGCTTCATTGGGTTAGTTTTGCCTTTGTCTTGTAGCCATTTTTCCATAACTCCACTATTAGGTTTGCCATCATAATAATCATTAATATCATCAATCATATCTGCTAAAGATAGTTCAGTTTTACCATCTTTACTCATTACAGGAGACAGCCAACAAAGTCCATTAGGGTGGTCAAGAGGTGCATCATGTATTGGAAATATTTTTCCGTCTCTATCTCTACACATTGAACAAGTCCTACTTCCTGCGTGCCCTGTATGATATTTCACAAATTGATTATATGGGTTAACTTTATCAGAATTCATAACTGATAATTGTGCCATATGTGTATTTGTTGTTCTCATAAGTCTTAATGCTTCATAGTCAAGTCCACCTTTTCCATATTTACTAGCATATCCACTTCCTAGTTTTTCTCGTATCTTTTTACTGTCCCATGTATGATGTCCTGACTTTGCAAATTGACTAATAATTTTCGATGCCTCAGCTGGACTAATACCTCGAGCTAAACAACTTGTTATGGCATCTTCTATTTTACGTCCTGCGGCATTTGTGGAACTCCAAAGTCGACTATCAAGTCCCATTCCACCTTTATATATTTCACCTTTAGTCATTTGTTCAACGATATTTCGTGATGTTACATCGACATTTTTATTAATTCTATCTATAACATCTTTATTATTTGTGATGTCTTTCATTACTTGAGCATATTGGTCTAATATTCGTTTTGGTATTTTTTCATTACATATCATTGATTGACTTTGCATTGTATTATATAGTTGTTGTATATATGCAAGTTTGCATTTCATGAAATACTGTTGAGAAGGGGATTTACCCTTCTCTAGTTGCTTTAAATAGTCTGAAAATGCATCATCAAATGATTGTTTATATGCTCTCATAATTAATTGTTCTTGTGTCTTTGTTGTATTCTGTGCTATACGTCTAGCAGCTCTATCTATACTATTTAAATAATCATTTGACTTTTGAGTAGACATAATCTCTTACCTCTCCCTCCTGCTCTAAATATTTTTCTTTTAAAACTGCCTCATATTTTTTATTTCTATCAATCATCATATCTATTTCTTTTTTCAGTGTCATAATTTTCTTTTGCCATCTTCTCACAATAGCTTGTGGGATACTTCTATCATTAGTTTCATAAAATTGATAATCATATCCTTGTCTTTTCACTTGTTGTCTAAGTGCTGCTTGCTTTTCTTGTAGTTTATGAATTTGTGCACGTAATTTATTGTCTGAAATTAAAGTGACATATATTGCACCACATTTAGGACATTCAAATCCTTCTACTCTTAATTTTGTTTTACTGTCATAAAATAATTCGTTAGTCTTTACTTTAATTGCATTAGCACAATTATCACATACCACATGTATTTGATGGTTAACATATTCGTCTGATGCTTTGCCCATATCTAATACCTCCTTAACAATAATAGTAAGTATTATATACTATTTTTCATCTTTTTTGTTAGTATCATCATCTGGTTTATCATCGTCATCATTATTATCATCCGGTTGAGTATTGTTAGCAGGTTCAAATCCACCCATCATCATATTTTGCATATTTTGAATTTGTTCTTGTTCTTCCATAATACGGTTAAATTCAGCTTCTGCGTCTTCACTATTTCCAAATTCTTCAATATATGATTTATGTGAGCGTACATTTGCTTCTACTTCTTGTATTCCTATAGTTCTTAATGATTCATCATCATCTGGAAGTGGATAATTATGTCTCCAATATGTTGTTGTTTCCATACTCAATGTCTCGCTTCCCACCACATCTTTAAATAGTCCAAAACTTTGATATACTTCAAGCATATGAACAACCCATATTAATACTTCGTCCCATGTTCTCCATTTTTCTTCGCATCTTGTTATAAGGTCATAATACACCATCTTTAATGCTTTTGCACTTGGTACATCTATTATTGCCTCTGGCATTGGTTGTTCCATTAACTCGTACATATCCTTTTTTAGTTGTGTTAAGTAGCTATCTACTGCACTTTGGAAACTAAATGTACTTCCTAATGTTCCAAATTTTGCAACTGAATTACTTCCAGTACCATCTCCAAGTGTAGGGTCAGACTTCAAGTCAATTATTGTATTTGGTGCTATTTTTATATCTTTTAAGCAGGTTGATTTCACATCAGTAAATACAGGTTGCTCAAATAGTTTAAATCTAAGTGCATCTCTATAATCTGATATTGTTCTGTTATATGTTGTGGCCATATCCATTAAGTCTTTTACATCACTATATCCTCTTATATCACCAGTTAAGCCGTCATTGAGTATAACTCGGCAAGGTAATTCTTGTAACCCTGTATTCCATTCTGTGCTCAATTCAAAGGCTTCTATTGTGTTATCGTCTTCATTGTCACTTACATTATTTGTTATTGTAGTAAATGCTGTTATATTTGCTCCATCTACTATT